TGCTTGGCTGGCTGTAATTTGCGCGGCGCTTGCGTCTGCTGCGCTGCGCTCTTTGCGGTACGCAATTCCTAAAGTTGGGTTTACGCGAAACAACTGCGCTTCATAGTCGGCAGCGGTTGGGTCTAAGCCACGAAGCGCGTTGCGCTCTTGCATAGCCGCTTGCGCTTCTTGCATCTTCATTGCGTTCATTTCTTGCGCTTGCCGCCCACCTTGAATTTGCTGTATGGCAGCATAGTCAGCCAGCATGTTTGGCTGCTGAATTTCAGGGGCGCGATAGCTCATCGCAATGTTGGGGTTTACAAGTGCCATGATCAATCCTTATGCGTTTGATCCGTATGAAAATCTTGCGTATGGGTCTTGGTAACCAATCGCAGCAGCGCCGCCATCGCTAACGCCGGCTGGCCTATTAAGCATTTGTCGAAATAGCGCATTGCGGTCTTGACCTTGGCCGTAGTTTATGTACTGGCCCAAGCCCTGAGTCAGCGCGTTAACGCCGCCCATGTAGCCAGAGGCACGGGCCTGGGCGGCTTGAGCGCCGGCTTCGCCTACGTTAGTTGCCATTGTTTGCCCAGCTTGGCCTAACTGACCTACGGAAGTTTGACCCATACCGGCTAAAGATTGCAGCGGGTTAAGGCGCGCCTGACGCTCGGTCTGGTAGCGATTGAAAGCGTTGGTGTACTCTTGGCTACCCATCTCCTGGCCGTAGCGTTGCGCGGCCTTGAGAGCGCCGCCAGAGATTAGGCCACCGCGTGCAGCAGCTTGACGATCAAGCGCCTTTTGGCCTTCGGACAAACGGAAACCGTAGCCTGGGTCTGCTTGAAACTCGCTCATGCCAAACGGCGTGTACCTAGACGCTGCTTCCAGTTCTGGCAACGCACGAACACCGGCCTCACGGAACGGGGCTTGCAGTTCAACTTGACGCTCAAACTGTTGCCGTTGAAGTTCAGCCGCACGGTCAGCCGCACTGGCTTGCTTGCGTGCGGCGCTGCTAGCGGCGCCAGCGCCAAGTATCGCGCTGCCTATGATTGCTGTTTCAATGCCCATTTTTAATTCTCCTTAACCAACATACCGCTAACAGACTCTTTAAACCCAAGCCGTTTTAAAACATCGTACATGTAGTCATGTCCGGGGGTAACTTTTGTAGTCACTCTACCAGACTGAAAAAAGTTTTTCCACAGACTTTTTGTTAACCACTTTTTGCGCCACTCTGGCAACACTGAAATGTGTAACTCATCATCTTTTTTGTACACCGCACCAATGATGTCCCCATCGCGTTTAATTGCGCTTATTGTCCAATCTTTTACCGCAGCGCAATAGTTCTCAAACGACATGGGGGTGCTCCAATCCGTTGCCTCGTAGCCTACCCGAAGCGCTGCATCTCGATCATCTAATAATTGCGTTGGCATCAGATTATTCCAAAAGCAGGTTGTTGTTGGACGCAGCTTGCATGATGACCCAATTTGTGCCGTCTGACACCATTGTCGCCCAATTTCCCACAACATCCAAGAGAATTGCCGTTCCAGCCGAAGTGCTGTCCAGCGGCACGACATTGCTTGACGCTGACACCAGAAACTGCGGCTGCATATTTTTGAAGGTGACCTGGCGTCCAGTGTAGGACGATGGCGTTGGCAGGGTGACAGTACAAGTCGAGCCTGACTTGTTGTTGATGACCCAAGACTCGCCATCCGCTAAAGTAAAATTTGCAGTCTTGGTGACCGGCGCGGAAGCGGTGCCCGTTGCCCAAGCTGGCACGCCAGCGGTGACGGTTAACACTTGCCCCGTTGTCCCTACCGGCAGTCTTGTCAGCGTGGTCGTGGTGTTCGCATACAGTAGGTCGCCAACAGCGTATGAGGCAAGCCCCGTGCCGCCATTGACGGCAACCAGCGTGCCAGCAAGCGTTACAGCGCCCGTGGTGGCCGTTGCGGGGGTTAGGCCACTGGTGCCGCCCGACCAGCTTAAAACGCCTGAGTTGGCGACAGAGATCGTTCCTGACCCATTGGTGACGGCAATGCCCGTGCCAGCAGTCAAAGTTCTTAGCGTGTACCCCGTTCCATTGCCGATCAACAACTGGCCGTTGGTGGGGGTAGAACTTAGCCCTGTGCCGCCGTTGATGACGGCCGTAATTCCTGTGCCATCACCAGTGAGCACATACTGGTTATAGAAAAACCTGTACCACTCCCTAGACATCAGCCCTGTTTTTGGGTCAATCAACGCAACACGGGGGGCCGTGATTTGCGTGATATTAGGCGTTGTAGCCATTATGCGTTGGTGGGGCTAATCAATAATTCAGCGCCCATGATGGCCGTTTTAACTGGGTCAGTCATTGACACTTCGTAGACCCGATCCCGCAGCTTAAGCGTCATGCCGAGCCTGCGCCAAAAGACACGGCGGTAGTACTCGCCAATCTTGCCCATTTTGCTCAAGTGCTCATTTGACCATGTGTGGCCGCCGTCATCCGAAAAGCGCAGCATGATCTCAGGGTCGCTGCCTTGGCCGGTGACCAGCCCAGTGCCTGACTCACAGTCCAGTTGTAGGCTGTGTTGCGCCGTGCGCTTGAGGTTGTTTTGACCCGTTGGCAATGCTCTCCATGACCGCAACCACTTTTGGATGCCGCCATTGTCAGCGTATACATCAAGGTCAAGGGTATAGATGTTGCCGTTTTCAAAGTCGCCAACTACCGTGTTGCCGCCAAAATTACATTGGCAGTTGCTGCGGTGGCGCGTAAATTCGCCGATTGCGGTATTCCAGCCAGCGCGTTCGTGCCACGCTTGCGTAGCCACATCGTAGACCCAAGTGGCGTTGGCCGAGGGGAATGTCAGCACATAGAAGGCGTGGCCTTCTTGCTGGTAGGTGTAGGCAATGGCGTCCGAGATGTTGCCGTACTGAGCAATGGCGTACTCAATGGCGTGCGTAGAAACGCGGACGCCAGTGTAGCCATTGGCGCGGTAGACAATGCCCTGCCCACGGGCGTCCGTGCCAAGCCAGAACAGGCCGTTGTCAAGTTTTGCGATAGAGAACGCGGCTACGCATCCAATTTCGTTAAAAGCGCCTTGGATGCGCGTTAAAGGGAAGTCAGTTTGCCCAGCGTCATACCAGACCTCAATTGAGTCAGTGCCAAACAGCCATGCCTCGCGGTGGTCTACATTGACGGCAACTAGCCCATCAGGTGAGCCTTCGGCAGATGCAAAATCAAGGGGGTCAACTGAAGTGCCGTCAAGCAATTGAGTCACCCACACTTTTTGGGAGTCGGGTTCGTTGTAAACAAAGTACCCGTCCAAGTAGCCCACAGTCACGGCGCCCGTAAAGTCAGGGTCGGTGATCTTGGCAAATACGTTGGTGACTTCGTTATAGATAAACCCGTCAGGATTGCAAGCCAGAAAGATTTGTGTGCCATTGTCAGCAATCGATACGGGGCCAGTGCCGGTCACCGTGCCCAGCAAAGTGGGCGTAGCGGTCAATCCGGTGACTTTATAGAACTGAGTGCCGGACACAACATAAAAGTCGCTGCCGTTGGTCTGGTGCGCCCACAGCGCCCGAATTGGGCCAGTGCCTATGGTTTGCTGGAATTTAAGGCCGGGGGCGCGGTTAAGAAACGCCGGTTCCTTGCCGCCCTCTGGAACGACTTCGGGGAACAAGTTGACCATGCGGTTGTCCGCAGCGTTGATGCTGCGGGCAACGTAGCTTGACCCAAGGATCGGCGTCTTCATCAGTAATTGCCAGCATAGATGTTGAACCGCTGCCGAGTCGCCACAATGGCGTAAGGCATTGACATCACATCGTCAGGGTTGTTGATGCGTTTTAAGTTGCGCTTACTGGTCATGGCAATGCGCTGCACTTGGGGGCTTGGCTCGACACCAAACTCAGGTGCGATTTCCATTGCCAAGTTGTAGGTGAACGCACGCAAGTAGCCTGGCGGGAATAGCAAGTTAGTCACCAGCGTGGCTGGGTTGCTCAATTCTTGCACTGACACAAAATGCCATTCCAGATCGCGTGTAGGTTGCGGGTAGATCGTCATCGTAACGTCAGGGTAAGTCATGTTTACAAAAATGACTTGCGGATACGTTGACGTTACGGTTTTTACCGCAATACCGTTGTACTGCTGCTGGTTGATAAACTTGACGCCAAACGACACGTTTGTGCCAGGGTCACGAAAATAAGTTGACTCGTCTAACAGCACGGGGCGCAGCCCTATGAAGTTACCAGAAGGGCCAAGCGTGCGAGTAATTTGCCCCGCGGGCCAAGTAAAGGTTTGATCTTGTGTGCAGAATACAGACAGGCGCTCAGTGTTCCATGAGTCAATCATCTGATTCATTGCCATCAGACTGTCTTGCATGACAGACGCCGATGACGTTTCGCCTTCAGCTAGCACACCAAGCAGCCGAAGCGCTCTGGTTATCTGATCGCCCGCCGTGTAAATCGCCATGATCAGACTCCTTCGGCTACAGCCTTACGTGTGTATTTGCGCTTGACTTCTAGCGCGTTCACCGCTACTTCAGGTTCTGATGCGGGTGCTTCTGGATTGTAGCGTGTCCAGCCGTGTGTTTCATCAAACACGGCTTCAAGTTCCATAGTGGCGACTTTACGCCCGTGGACGGGATGCTGAAGATAAATGTTCATAAAAAAAACGGGGGCCGAAGCCCCCATTTGGTTAGGATGCTACCAATGGAACAGAATACCACTGGGTGGTGGAAGATGCCACCAACAATGAACTGGTAAGGTTTGTGATGCTATACGCACCGTTGGCCGCAACTGCATTAACTGCCCCGCCAGTGGCGGGGTAGATATTCAGCGCTCCGGCAGCGGTGTTTTTAACAATAACTACCATACCAGCAACAGCCGTAGGCAATCTAACGCCTTTTGTGCCGTCAGCAGCAGAGACGACGTTCAAACCTTCAGCTAGTGCAGCAGCATTGCCTTGAGTACTGCCAGCCGCCGCAACAGCAGCAACAGGAAGACGAATGGCGCCGGTTGAAGTGCCAGCTATGGTCGTAGCAGTTATGGTCGTAGCAGTTATGGTCGTAGCGGTTACCGCTTGCAACGCTGACGCGCCGGTGACGGTTACGCTATCAAATTCAGGGTCGCTATACGCGACGCCTACAGCTTTAGTATTTGGCATGGTGTTCCTTTAGAAAGACGGGGCCGAAGCCCCATCAGATTTAGGCAATGCGGTACGCAGTCCAAGTACCATCGCCGGTTTTACGAGCGAGGAACCGGCCCGAAGTGTTTTCCAACACAACAGCGTTGCCCACAATTGTCCAACCAGTACCAACAGCCAAAGTGACTTGGTAAGAAAGGTCAACCACCACAATAGCAAACTCAAAAGCAGCGTTTACTTTTGATGCAGCCGTGATGTCAGCTTCCACCAATGCCACGGTGGGCAGTGTGGCGGTAATGTCAGCAGCAGAGTCGCTGGTAAACAAACCGTTTGACAGTTGGGCTGCGGTCAAAGTTACGTCAGCAGTCAGGGCCGTGGGGGCGCCCTGAACCGACAGAACAGCTTCACCGATATTGCCATCACCAAGCTGGTAGCCACCAGCGCCATTAGGGAGTGCCATGATAATTTCCTTAAAAAAGATTTAAAAAACGCCCCCGAAGGGGCATTAGGTTTAGCCCCAGATGCGGCAGGCCATTTGTGGACGGATGGTGCTGAAGCCGTACAGAACGTCAATACGGCAAGGCATACGGTCGTTGTTGATGTCGTACTGACGAACAACGCGCAAGCTGATACCGTTGTGAACGGCACGAGCAGCCATGTCAACGCCTTGTGGCAGCAACAGGTCAGCAGTAGCGAACGTGATGGCGTCTTTGTGGTAGACCAAGTTCTGAGCGTACTGAGTAGAAGCAGTGCCCACAAAGGTCACAACGCCACCAGTTGCAGGCAGCACATCAACAGTAGCCAGAGCGTGGTTGGCCGAGTACATCGGAGCAACAGTCACAGTCCAAGTGCCACCCACGGCAGTAGCCGTAGTCAAAGCCACAAATTGGAACAAAGAACCAGTAGACTCACGGGTCTGTGGGTTGACAGCATTGCAAGCACTGACCGTGAACACGTCACCAGCATTGATTGTGGTGACTACAGAACCTTGTTCCAACAGAATGGTAGAAGCGCCTTCGGCAGTAACGCCTGGGGTCTTAACCAGTGTGGACGCGGTGGCGCTACGTGAGCCAGTGGTGTGCTGCTTGATCGACTGAGACATGTTGACTTCATCAAAGCCCAACACGCCAGTGCCCATCATGCCGTTGCGAAACTGCTTGGAGATAGTGTCGGTCGGATTGAACAGACCTTTCATACCTTCAACCAGACCAGCGTTGGCTGCTGGGTTAACAGTAGCGTAACGTGGCGACATCACAGCAGCGTTTTCGTTCAGCTTTTGTTGGGCTTGGAGCAGCACCAGCGAAGTTGAAGGAGTAGTGCCAGGCGTGCCAACGGTATTACCGATGGTTTTGTACGCATTGGCAACGTCAGCATCAATGCTGGAGGCCAACTGGCTAATACGCGGCTTGAGAACACGCTCTGCGAAGTCGTCCAATTGCATGGTCAATTCAGCAGATGTGAAGTTGACACCGATGTGCTTTTGGGTAGAAACAGCCAGAGTGGTGAACTGCTCGTTGTCGTCCTGAACTTGCAGGGCGGCGCCGTCAGTAACCAGAGCGCGGTCAGGCAGACGGATACGCAGGGTAGAGCCAATCTTAGCGCCTTCAACAGCAAAGCTGTCGTCATACTGGCGATTGACGTTACGGGTAAGAACAAGGTTATTCTCCAGAATTTCCAGAGCCTTGCGGGTGATCATGTCGATCGTAAGAATGCTATTAGACATTTGTAAATTTCCTAAAAAAAGTTAGCGGATACGTTGTGCTTCCCACTTCTTCATCTGCCTTACACGTTCAGCATCAATCCACTGCGAGGCCGTCATGCTCTTAATGGAGCGCGGGTCTGTAGTGTCAAGTGCTGGCGAACCAGAGGCTCGGGCGGTAACAGGTGAAATCGGCGTTGGCGCTGACGTTGTTCGTTTGACCGGGGGTTCTGCGGCTAATTTAGCCTCAATCTTCCCAATCTCTTTCGCCTGACCGAGTGGCGTCATACGTGCGATGCGTTCCGCGTCTTTGGGGTTAGAGCCGAGATAGTAAGCTAACTCAGGCCCAATGTCCGAAGACTGGATCGTTTCGGCCATCACGTTCGTGATCGGCAGTTTTGGGTTGTAGGCGACTTGTTCAAAGTCATCGTACTTGTCCCGCGCTGCTTCCTCAAGTTCCTGATAGCTTTCGAGAATAGCAGAGTGCTGCTTGGCGGCTTCACGCTTTGCAATCAGTTCTTCAGCCTTCTGTAGCGTCAACGCTTCCGTGTACGCTTCGGTAGACTCAAACTGATCAGCGGATGCTGCGGGGGCGGCTCTCAGCGTCTGTTGTTCAGACTGGCGCTGTGCTTGATCTCGTTCCCACTTACGTTGCTCTCTTGCGAGGCGTTTGCCAATAGCTGCGTCAAGTTCCTCTTGCGAGAATGTCTTGCTTACTGCTTCTGGCGTTTCCGGCGTTTGAACTTCAGTCGCAGGTGCAGCCGTTGCTTCCTGTTCTGGCACGGGTAGTGACTCCGCTGGTACTTCTTCTAACATTTATGAATCCTTGGATTCCTCGGTCAACCTGGCCGATACGGTTTTTACAAATATATCAGATATTTGGGCTAAAGACTAACTTCAGCCCAACTCAATGTGCTTTCGTCCCAGCGATACTTTTTGTCATCAGCCGGAAGTGGAACTGGCGCAAGCCATTGGCAGGTTTCTTCTACCAAAGTCCAACTTGGGAATGGCTGGGGTGAAATAAAAGCGTCTCTGGTGCTGTCATAGGTGTAGCCAATGCCAGCGTAGTTTTTGCGGATTCTTGCGTTGTAGGATGTGCGCTTGCAAATTTGGCTGCGGGTTTCGCCGTAAAACTGTTCCCAATCTTGGGACAGGTCGGTTTCATCTTTGCCAACAATGACTTCTGTAACGATGTTGTTTTCGTCTAAAAATGCATAGTGTGCCATTAGAAAGTCACCGTTCCTGTTCCAGCAGTAAAGGTATAGACCTTGTAGCCGCCCGAAGTTACTGGGCCTGAGTACGTCAATCCACCGCTAATGGTTGTAATGTCAGCAAAAGTGTCGGCGTACCGAATAATGACAATGCCTGAACCGCCGTTGCCGCCAATGTATCCAACAGTTGTGTTGTTTGCGCCATCGGTATTGCCAGCACCACCGCCGCCCGTGTTGACTGTTCCAGCGTTGGCTGGGTTTGCTGAACTTGCAGTGCCGCCGCCCCCTGCTCCACCAGTACCGTTAGTACCGCCAGAAGCAGGTCTTCCCGCACCGCCGCCGCCACCAGCATAAGTTACAGACGAGCCGCTAATACTAGACGCGCTACCATCGCCGCCGTTACCGCCACTTGTAGCGGTTGCATTGCTACCTACTGCGCTAGCACCGCCGCCGCCAGAACCGCCGTCATCAAGAGATGTGCCAGCATTATTTCCTTGAGACGGAGATGTAGATGGCGTATTCCCAAGGCCACCTGAGTTTGTTGTAAGCGAACCACCGCCACTACCACCACTACCACCAACTCTGCCACTTGGTGGGCTACCACCGCTAGCGGAAGTTGCGTTGTAACAAGCACCAAAACCGCCACCAGCAGAGGTAATCGTGCTAAATACAGAATCAGAACCGTTGGTTGCGTTATACCCTGTTGAGGTATCGCCACCTGCACCACCTGCGCCGCCTGCGCCAATTGTCAGTGTGTAGGGGGTGCCTCCTGATATGGCTAAAGAATTTGCTGTGCGGTAGCCACCAGCACCGCCGCCAGCGCCAGCATTTCCTGCGACAGACGCCCCGCCGCCACCGCCACCGCCAGCAACTACTAGGTAGTCAACGGCGGTTGGTGCTGGCAAAGCCGCAACGCCAGCCAAAAAGAAGTTTTTGGCGGCAAACATTATGGTGTGTACCCTTGGGCAATCGAGCCGTACCAATTAGTGCCATCAGCAATGAAGGTCAAAATGTCCATCTTGCCGGCCGTTGCTGTGATGGTTGGTGCGCCAGCCGTACCAAACTTTACGCCGGTAAATGTTGCTGTGCCGTTGCCAGTGGTTGCAGCCTGTTTGAGCAGCAGCACAAAGGACTTGCCAGCCGTAGCAGTTGGCATGGTGAATGTGCAGGCTGTGGATGCTGTCAAGGTTGCCGTTTGCACCGTGCCGTTGGTCAGCGCCAAGGTTGATGCGGTGGTCACCGTGCCGATAGCAACAACGGCCTCAACATAGTTGGTCACCGTTGGGTTGGTAAACAGGCCGTTAACGCTCACCTTGACAGTTGCGCTGCTTTGCACAATCGGCAATACCTCAGTGCCCGCAAGGGGGACAGACGCGCTTGCTAGCGCAGAGATTTTCTTGTCAGCCATTTATCACTCCAAAAGAATTAAGCCGCCATCTTCTTGCACAAGATTGTCGCCAATTTCGGTCAAAAGATTGCCCTGCACCGTTGCACTGGCATACCCAGACAAAAGGGAAATAATGTTGCCAATACCTATGGCAACACCGTTCCGAATAGGGATGCCAAAGTAACTCATTGTGAGTTCATTGGTTTGGCGTACACCGTGCCGTCAGCAGACACTCTAATCGCGCTCACGCGCCATTGACCGCCAGTGCCTTGTGGCACTTTGAACGGAATTGGGGTAAACGGTGGGATCGGTGTGCTGGATGTGGTGGCGGTAACGCCTTCACCCACCAAGACATAGCATGCTTGGTCAGACCAGACCACAACACCTTGAGGGCCAGCAGACCATGTGCCCGTCACACCAGCAGAGCCGGTGTACGAAATAGATTTGGCTGGAAAATCAGCATCTGCCAGTGGGTTAAGTAGTTCCATAATGTTTCCTTATGCCAAAAATTTAAGTTTGTACAAAGTGCGTAAATAAATCTCAACGATATTATCTATTAACTGTTGTAGTGATGAGTCTGATTTATCGCAGACAGTGTACCGAGCCGCTTCAATCTCAGCCAACGAGTCCTCTAGGAACTCAATGACGTTGCTCGTTTTCTTTGCCGAGTGCAGAGTGATCGGGCCGATCAAGCCGTGACGGCCTTGGTAGGCTTCGGCAAAATCATCAGCCGCACCAACGATGCGGTTATAAAAAATGTTGAGTGCTTCGTGCTTGCTAAAGCTGCGGGTGTTCAAGTGAACGCTGTGCGTCACATCACGGGCTAGAAACAGCAAGCCTAAAAAATCAGCGGGTTTCATTGTGGCATTCCCATTTGTTGTTCAGGTGGCATCATTTCAGGCTGGGGCGTCATTTCCATAGGCATGGATTCCTCACGCATCTCCGGCATCTGGTTCATCATGCTTTGCGACTCCATCGCCGCAGCAACCACGCCCATAGCAATGTCCTGAATCTGCTGCTCAGTCATGCCAGCCTGCACAGCGGCAATGCGCTTGGTTTCGGCTTCGTACAGTTTGACTTGCGCCTCAAAGTCTTTGCGCTCCATGTCTTGCATCTCAATGGACTTGCCCACGTTCTGGATCATCTGGTGCATCTGCTCCATCTCTTGACCCATCGCTTGCATCTGCTGTTGCGCCATTTGCAGTTCTGGATTGTCCTCGCCATCGGACATAAACTTCGGATCAATGGTCTTGGCAAAGCGTTTTGCCATCTCTTGAGCGCCAGGCCAGTCCATGTTCTTGACAAACAGATCGCCAGCCACAGCCCACAGTTGTGGGTTGCCTTGCAGCAGTTGGGCCATTGCCTCCAGCGCCTCTTGACGCTTGGTCGCGTAGCCTGGGCCGGTGGTAGCCACCACATCGTACTTGCCAACGCCAGGGTTGTAGATTTTCTCCATCACAATGCCGCGCTCGTCAACAATCTTGTTGACCGGCTGATCTTGATCAGGGTTGATCTTGACCATTTTTGTCTCGCCATCTTCACCGATGATGCGAGCAATGCGCTGGGTATCGTAAATCTTCGGGATCAAGTCCACAAGCTGACGGGCCACGTGCCGAACACCACGGGCCAAGTTGTCGCCGTAGTGGTATGTGCCCACATCGCCCTCGCGCTGACGCGCAAGAATTGCTTTGCCGCTTCTCTCATTGGAACCCATGCCCAAAGATGCGTTGTATTGGCCGGTTGTGGACTTAATGTCCTCAGATGCACCCGCTTTGGCTTGCAGCAGGCCGCTGGAGGCCATCGGTGGCTGTGCCCTAGCTGGCAGTGGCAAAACAGCGCCTTGGCCGTCTGTAACGTCTGGGTTGACCTCCAGATACGGCCAGTTGGTCGTATTTGCGGTCTTCCACTTGTCTTCGTAGCCCTCAAACTGCCCGCCGTAGCCGATAAATGGCGCTTTTGGCGCCAAGGCCAGCATCTCAGCTTCTTGTGAAACCCAGTAGTTGTACATGCGCTGGGCATCCTTGGCGTTACGCACCAAGCCCGACACATACAAACGGCCATCAACCTCAAACTCGTTGCCAACGATGCGGATCACGGGGATGTATTTACCCGCCCAATCGCGCTTCTCAAGGATTTCGTAGCCGTTGATCTTGCAGTACTTGACCTTTTGGCGGTCAGCTTCGCGGCTGCGCTTGGGCTTGCCATAGATGGCTTTTAGCTGCTTGTCCTCGGGTGTGCCCTCAAAAGCGGTGATGTTGCCAGGGTACAGGTTCAGCGTAGCGCGGTCGTAGTCGATGTAGTAGTAGTCTGCAACGCGGATCGTGTCTTCGTTGAGCCAGTTGCTAATCGACTGGTCGCCTACGCCCAAAGATTGCAAAGTTGTAATGGGCGCTGCATCGGGGTACAAGCGCTCGTACTCTGCGCGGGTCAAGTCTTCGGTGATGAAACAATACTTGGCGTCCGCGCCGGTTGGGTCTTGGATCATTGGATCCATGTAGACCGAGAACGAGTTGCGGATGCGGCCAATCTTGATGTCTTGGTCAAAGGTGTTGTCATCACAGTACTCTGTGAGCAGGCGCAAGTAGCCTTCGCCGTAGGACACTTGGTTTTCGCAGGCCGTGTCGTAAGCCACATCGGCATCCGAGATGTACTCAATGTGCCGGATCATGCCGTTGAAAATGTCGGCGACTTCCACATCAGCGTTGTCGTCCACGGGGATGACTTTAGCGCCTGGGCGGTTCTGCCGCTGGTCGTTGGTCACCTGACGCACATGCTGCGGCAGCTTGTTGATTGTCAAACAGGGCCGTGCGTTGATTGTCTGACCCTGCACCGCGCCGCGAGTCGCCAGCACATCGGCGGGCCACTGCCAATGGTTGTCGGGCGAGCCGGCGTAGAACTTCAGGTCATCGACTTCATCTTCACGCGACTCAGACAGCGCCGAGACAGCCATGTCCAAACGCGAGCGTGCTGTTGCCAACACATCCGCATCGCTTTTATCTTTGGCCGAACCACCAACAGCAACGGCTGCGGCGGCGACTATGCCTGTTGGGTCTGCCATGTTATTTCTTTTTCTTTGCTGCTTCACGCTTGACCGAATAAGCAATTGCCACTGCCTGCTTCACAGGCTTGCCAGCAGCCACTTCAGCCTTGACGTTCTTGCGGAATGCTTCGGGTGTCTTTGACTTAACTAGCGGCATTTTATGTTCCGATGTGCAAAACAGCGAAATTAATTTTTAGCGTGTCTGTGTACGCATTGCTGGACACGTTGCTTAGATTGACAGTAAATGCGCCGTCTGCCACGGTCACTACTGCTATAACATACGCAAATGTAGCCGTTGCGCCAGACGCAATGTTGACAATAACTGTGTCTAAAGCAGACACTTGGCTGTTGGTGACAATAAACGCAACTTCAGCGTTAGGTGCCATTTGCGCGTTTGTTGTGGTAATGGTGCCTGCTGACTTGTTTAATGTTACGCCCGAAGCCTTATTGCCCGTTTGCGTTACCGTTCCATACGCGCTATTGGTATAGCCTGTTTTTGAGGTTGCAAAAATAGATGTGCCGGTGATAGTTTGCGGGTCGGTAGCGCCAATAGTGCCCCCGTCAATGTCTTGGTCAAGGTACGCGACGCCGATAGGTTTGGTGAAGCTCATTTACTTCTTCTTCGCAGTCTTGGCCGACTCTTTGAAGGCTTTGTTAGTCGGTGCGCCAGCGGTGCCAGGCTTACGCATCTTCTCGCCGCTGCCAGCTTTGATGCGCTCTTGCTTGGCGTTAATGTTTGCGTAAAGTCCAGGTTTTGTAGCCATGATCAGCACTTCCATCGTTTAAGGGCTGCTTTGGCACGCTCTGCGTCGCCTTTGGCGTTTTCAACAACGCCGCCCATTCTTGCACAAAAGGATGCCTTGCGGCCTGCGTCTGCCTTGGTCTTAGGATTCGGGGCTGGCGCTTTTAGATTGCTGCCAGTCGCAGCGTTGTACTTCTCACGGCCCTTGGCCGTCAGGCCAGCGCCCTTGGACACGGGCAGTTTTTCGCCGCGCCCGACAGATAGAGAAACACTTTTCTTAGTTGCCATATTAAGACCCCATCCATCCTGTTGATACGCTGTCTCGACTGTACGCACGGGTGACTTGCGTCCTGCCCCGCGCCTCTCTGTTAGCCACAGGAAACGCAAACGTCACGCAGATAGCGTCAGCCGCATCCGGTGAGGCTAGCCCCCGCGCCTTCATGTCTTTTTTCGATTCCAAAAAGATCGTCCCCCGTGAATCTGGCTTCATCATAGGCGAAATAAGGTCGGTTTTCAAGAACCGATCATTCGGAATACTGGCCGTCTTCAGCCATTCCCGCATGTCGCCCCACATCTGCGCCCTCATATTTCCGTACATTATAGGGTTTTTGGCCTTGTTGCCAAAATTTATTCCCTTGATCTTGTACCGCTGCTCTTTGAGCCGGTCCACGATGCCCGCCCCCAGCCCGCCCTCGTCGATCACCACCAGCGTGGGCTTGAACTCCTCAATTGCTTCAATCACATACCCGACCACCGTCATGGTGTCGTCGCCTCGGTGCCGGATGATCTTGACAATATCCCGCCCTTGCCTAATTGCAATCACCGTAGCGTCCGCCCCGAACCGCGCCGGATCGACCCCGATCACAATAGGCGCGCTCAAGTCCTGATACTTGACCCGTTTCATGGCCTCATCGACCGTGTTGGCCCCGATGAACTGGTCGTCGCCTGCGCTTGGGAACTGACCGTACACCTCGACGTGCGCTTGGCTTGAGTCCGGCCCGTACTCGTCGATGATCTGCTGGTAAACCTGCTTGTCCGTCCCCTCGACCGTGCGGGCGTCCACCACCTTAGTGTCCCAAAAGTCGCGCTTGGAGTGGAAGGTCTCGTAGAAGTACCCCGTGTTGCGGCGCGGGTTGGAAAACGCAAACCAGAACCTGTTGGGCGTGTTTTCTGTAAAGAAGCCCGCCGTCACCGCCCAGATGGCGTCGTCGATACCGCTGGCCTCGTCGAAGATGACCAGCACACCGTCCATGTTGTGGACGCCCGCGAACGCGTCTGGATTCTCAGCCGACCACAGCCGGCCCTCAACGCCCCAGTACCGAGTGCCTTTACGCAGGTCGCGCTCGACCAACTCGGTCAGCCACTTGGCCGGTTGCAGGCTGGTTGCACTGACCTCAAACCAGTGGCTGTTCAGCCCCATCGCCAGCCACTTGGTGATCTCGGCCCAGGTCACCTTACGCAACTGCGATTCGCTGTTGGCCGACACGATGGTCGTCGAGCCGATCCGCGTGGTCAGCATCCAGATTACCAGCCATGAGACTAAGGCTGACTTACCGATACCACGGCCTGACGCGACCGCTTCGCGCAAGGTGTCGAAGTCAATCTTGCCGCCGTTTTGCTTGATGTGCGCGGCGATGTCTTGCAGCACCTCGCGCTGCCATTTGCGCGGCCCACTGAAGTGCTCCAGTGGCGTACCCTTGACGCCCCAGGGAAATAAAAGCATCACAAACGCCAGCGGGTTGTCCTTGATCTGGGGCGACCACAGCCGCGCCATCAACTCTTGTTCGTCTTCAGCGCTGTATTTGGTGGTTTGCATTGGTGGCTTGGTTGATGTTCATGTCAGATACGTCGAGCGCGATCACGTCGATAACGCGCCGTTCGGCCTCGGCCAGTGCGCCGGTGATTGAGATGCGCTGATCTACGTCGATGGTGATCGCCTGCTTGGCGACCCAGCCGTGAACGTGTTGCAAGATAGCCAGACTGGCTTTGGCGTCGCCTTCGGCGGCGGCTTGGTGCAGTTGCTGCGACGCCGTGACTTCGCCGTCGGCTTTGCCCTTCATCGCCGCCATCTCTGCGATGGGGTCCAGTTGGCACAGTTGCCGGTATTCTTGGGGCAGCATGCCAGCAGCCAATGCGAGGGTGTCGCCTTTGAGGCCCAGCTTGGCGGCTTCGTATATGGCGTTTAAGCGCGCCTCAGTCGCTTTGACTTCGCGGGGCGCGTAGGGCAGTGAGTGAAACATGGGTTCTCCAGCCACGGTAGCGTGTGCTTTGAGTTTACATTAAAAAAAATTTTGTTCGTGGCCCCTACGCCACCGCAGCGGCTAGCGCTCGGCCCTCCCTACCCCCCTCGATTTGGCAAACAGCTTTTTGGTTAGTAAGCACTCACTCACGCGTTAGTTTGACATGTGGACAATGTGGACTTGTCCACAGACATCGGCGGCTTGCATCGCTACATGCTATCGATTAAGGAGCAGACGCGCTATCGATTAAGGGGCAGAGTGTGGACAATGTGGACAACCTAAAAGCAAATGGTCCACAATGTCCACAAACCATAACGCGGGCTTTTTGACGTGGGCGAGTTGTGGACAATGTGGGCAATGTGGACACCCCTGTTTTTATTGGCGGCTGCACACGTAGGACGCGTCCTACAAGCATTGCATACAGTTATTGTATACACTTTATAATTTTCATATCTTCAGTTATACATTGTCCACACTATCCACAAACCCCCCTTTTCATTGGGCGCGCATGTGGGCAACTCCACCCCTTTTCCGCTATCCACACACTATCCACATTGTCCACAAACATCTAAGGGTAAGCACCTAGTAAATAAATGCTTGACAAGTGCAAAGAAAATCTTTACAGTCTAGACTGCTTCGGCAACACAGTAAACAACCAACCAAAAGGAACAACATGACATGGATTTTTTACAACCCGCAGCAAGAACACCAGGCGCACCGCTACGAGGTGCATTGTGATGCCGGCGTTTTCGGTTTCCGTACCCGCGCGCTTGCGCTCGCATATCAATCAACACTTTAAGGACCAAAACCATGATAGACGCACTGAAAGCCTACGCAAACACCCATTACGAAGCCGGCGGCCACTGGATCGCTGAAACGTACAGCCAAGCCGATTACGAGCGCACGCTGGCCGAAGCCGGTGGCGACATTGAAGCCGCGAAAGCAATGCTTGAAAAAGCGTGGCTTTTCTTGGCAGAACGCGAAGCCGAAGCCGGCGACTATTAAACCAACGAAAGGACCGAACCATGAATTACGCCACGCCCATCACATCAGCCGCCGAAGCGCGCGCCTTTTTTCATTCCTTGAACAAAACGGAAAAGCTGTTCCATCCCGATGACGCGCCCGACTCAATTGTTGACCCTGACGGCGCGCCCATCTTCACCGCCGACGAATGCGTGCTAGTCGGCCAGCGGATCGCGGAAATCCGGACGTTCATGCCTGACCCGTGCGAATACATCATCGATACATTTTTTTAAGGATCAAACCATGACCCGCAACATTTTCACAACCCGCAGCGCACGCCGCGCCGTGTTTGACCTAATCGGCGCAGTGCTGCTAATCAGCGCCAGCGTTGCGCTGCTGCTGGCCTATTTCGACGTTCTCACTCACTAAAGGAAAATACCATGATTCAAACCATCAACGTCTCAGACTTCCGCGATGCCTTTCGCAGCATGGGCCGCCAAGATCAATTCTCATATGAGGCGCTCAGCGCGCTCTTTGATTACATGGAAGAAATAGCCCCAGACTTTGATCTTGACGTTATCGCGCTTTGCTGCGACTACAGCGAAGACACAGTTGAAGACATAGCCGCAAACTACGGGCTTGAATTTAGTTCTATCGAAGACGGCGACACAGACGGCGAACGCGAACATGTGCGCGCCTACCTTGAGGAAAACACCACAATCGTGGCTGAGACCGCATCCGGCTTTTTGTACGCTCAATTTTAAGGACTGAACCATGACAAACAACGAAAACGAACGCGCCGCCTACGCTGCGGGCGACATGGTGGCGGCTGATTTGTACGCTGAACTGATTGCGCTGCGCCATAAGTGCGACAGCTACGAAGCCGCGCTGGAAGCCATAGCGGCGGGCAGCATGAACGCCCGCCAAGCCATAGCGGCGGCGGCGGAGGTGTTGCCATGAAAAAAGGCGAAAACATTGTTGTCGTCATTGATGGCGACATCAAAGGCGCGCAAGTCATTCAAGTGCTGACTGATGGCAACGTTGAGGTATCCGTAAGGGACTATTACGGCGACTACCTAAATTTTCCGCGCCGCCAAGTATTTACCGTTATTGAATGGGAGGCGCGGGCATGACACTCTACAGCATCCAACTATTCGCGCCAGGCGCGACATTCAGCCGCGCCGTGGGGCGGCGCTTAGTGCCCAGGCACCGAGCGCAGCGCGTGCTGGCGTGGCTTAAGCAGCGAGGGCGCGAGGGCTACATTGCACCGGCACGGGTGACGCGATGAAAGTGCCATACACTGCCCGAGGGTTAACCCTTGATTGTGAATTTGAGCTTGAACCAGGCGAACCAAGCTCATGGGATGAACCAGGATGGCCGGACATTTACCACCTAATCAGCGCCAGCGTGCAGGGCGTAGACGTGACGGCCATTATCGACCCTGCGCTGGTGCAGCAGCTTGAGGAGCGGGCGGGATGGCCTTAGTACTGGCGGCGCTAGCGGCCGCTATTTTAGCCGTCATTCTCAAACTATAAGGGGGCCAACTGGCCCCCTTTCTTACTTGACCCTGACCAATGCGGACGGGGGCGCGTCCTCGACCATGCGGCGTAGTTCTGACTTTGGTCTGTCCACCATATCGGGCGCGCAGAATATGTGCTTTTTAGTGTCATAGTCCCGCGACTTCAACCGGCCACAATCGACCCAACCGGCCTCCTTAAAAGCGTGCAGGAGCGCCGTTTGCGGCACTTTGACCCCCGAGGGCGCAGACCCTGCCAAGCGGTCACAGACCGCGTGAAAGGGCGAGCCGATAACGCCACGGGAGAATTCGCCCATTTTGAGGCGCATCAAGTCTACAAGGTACGATTCGGCAATGCTCATGCCGTGCTCAACCAGGTTCATCTTGAATTCTGTGCTGGCCGGCGCTGCACCAGGGTTGAACGCGGACACGTCACGGGCCAACAGCCAAGCGGCGATAGCGGCAAAGCCACCGGCCTTGTACCATGCCCACATCTTAGCGGCGGCGTCTGGGGTCATTCGGGGGGCTTGTGACCAGATACAGAACCACCGGCGGTCTTGACTGTCCAAGCTAATCGGCACGGGGTCATTCGAGAACGCCAGCACAAACACGCGGTTTGCCATCTGGTATGGGTGTAAACCCTTACGATTGACGGACAGCATCTCGGGCGGCGCTGCAATGATGGGTTTAAGGCGATTCGCCAGCGCGCGGCGCTCTTTTGCGTCTGGCTCTTTCAACTCATTCAGGATCAGGATTTCGGATTCAAGGGCATAGCCGAACTGGCTGCTCATGGTGTCATTGTCGAGCAGCCCTCGGTTCTTCAGGTGGGGGCCGCAGACTGACCAGATAAAGGGGGCCCACATGGTGTCCTTGCCGCTGCCTTGGTCGCCGCCGTGCAGGATCGCATGGTTGACCTTGACCTCGGGGTGCTGCAACTTGAACGCCATCACGTCCAACACATGCGCCAACTCGCTCGGTTCGGGGACTAGCGTGCGGCAGTGGTCAAGCCAGGGGGTCACGTCACCGGCTGCCACTGGTGGGCGGGCGTCACGCCAGCGGTTGCCGTAGATGTCGCCGTCACGCTCGACCAGCACGGATTCGCCGGCGGCGTAGGTGATGCCGACCAGCGCCTTTGCGCCCTTGGCTTGACGGTTCTCGTCATAGCAGATTGACGCCTCGACCTTGCGGCCTGTGTGGATCGACTTGCAACTGATGTGCCGGAACAGCGCGTTAAAGGTCTGGCGGGACACCTCGCGGCGGTCCTGCATGTCGAAATACGATTCGTCGTCTTGTATATACGCGAAGCGCTCATACCAGTCGGCCTTCTCGATACGGCCCAGTTCCTTGCGCTCAGTCTCGGCAATGCGGGCGGCGGCCTCGTCGGTGAATATGTCATTGGGCGTCAGCTTGGCAAGCGCGCCCTCCATCAGGGTGGCAAGCAGTTCCTCACGCAGGCCAAGTGTATGCGCTGGCCCACCATTCTCGCCAACCCATTCTAGAAATGTCGCGCTGTCCAGTTCAAGGCAATGCGAGTGCAGGCAGCAGTAGGCCCGATTGGCGGGCATGTACCGGCCCTCTGGATTGCCGTCGGTATGCTCGGCTGAGTTAGGGCAGACTACGCCCGCCCAGCCCTCAGAATTAGGTCTGGACAGCAACAGCCCTTGGCCGGACAGCCACGCCAGCACATCATCCGCGCCGTCATCAGACACGCGGATCGGCTTGTAGGCGCTCTCGACGGGGCCAGGCGTCACGCCCATAGCTTCGCACAGTTGGGGCAGTGTGAAGTCGCGCTCTGGGTGAAACTCAACCAAACGGGCTTCAAAGTTATCGCGGCCAGGCTTCAAATTGACCGAGCCAGGCAGCCGGAAATTGCGAACGGGGTTGCACGCGCCTGGGTCTGTGTAGCCCGCGTCAGCCATCGCCCTGATGGCGGCGGCGTACTCACCCTTAGTCGGCTGCTCGTTGAAGGCGTAGCCCCACTGAAACGAGCCTTTGGACGTCTCGATCTTCCATGTCGGCGCGATGGGGGGCAGGCTGGGGGCTTTGATGGGGTCGCCCACATCGTCCAGCACCAGCACCAACACATATTCGCAGTTGGCGGCGCTGGCTGACGGGTGGCCGTCCTTGAAGCGCTCAATGATGTAGCTGGCGGTGTTGCCGTACCACGACTCGCCGGCCTTGATCTTGTGGTCGGGCAGGAACGCCGGCCAAGTGGCCTTGATAGCGCCGTCGGCGTGAAAATCCAACACCCCGTCTTTTAATTTCGGTTTTTGCTTGACTATCAGGGCGGTTTCGCCCTCAGGGGCCAAAGATGCTATAAAATCCAACATGTTGTTCTCTCCTTGAAGTTGAGTTAGCCCCCGTCTAATCCACGGGGGCTTTTTTACGAGTAACGGGTAGTAGTGACACCTTCAGCCGCCAGCGGCAGGCCAGTGGCCCAGGCTGGTGGCTCACACATGACGCGGTGCATGAGCGCAGCGGTTGCCTCGGCCTCGGGGGCTGGGCACTCGACAACAATCTCATCATGTACGTGTAGGACAACGCCATCAAGCTGGCGCAGGGAATGGCGCAGGATGTCGTGAGCAGCCGCCTGCGTCACGTTCTCGCAAGCCAAGCCGCGCCACAGGCGGGCGCGCGGCCATTCTTTGGCGTCTGCGGCGGGTTTCCAAGCAGCTTTTGAGTACGTCACATTGCCTTCGTCGTCGAATTTGGCGTTGGGATAGCACAGCACCCTGCCGGAAGGAAGACTGTACCAGAGCATTTGCCCGTCGAACATATAGGTAACCCGACCGGCGCTGACTTCGTAGCCTTTATTTCGCATGGCGCGCAGGTACGCAGCCTCAAGGGCGTTGCCGTGCAGCATGGCCCACGGGTTAGCCATGCGCCAGCCCGCCACAGCCCGCGCAACCTCACCGGCTGTCAAGCGCACGCCGTAAACGCGCCCGAACACCTCAAACGCGCCTGCGCCGCCTAGAAAGCCGAGGGCCAACTCCTGCACCTTGCCGACCTGGCGCTGGTCGCCGGTCACTTCTTCGTAAGGTACGCGAAAGGTGGCGGTGGCATTGACTTTGTACGGATCAAGGCCCGACCGGAACACGTCCAGCTTGGCCTCGCCTGACGGGCAGTTGGACAGCCACGGGTGAACGCGGCCCTCAATGGCTGACCAGTCGTAGGCGATCAGGACATGGCCTGGCTTTGCGATCAGTGCGGGCCGGAGCATTCCCTTGAGAACATCTGTAATGCGCTTTCCAAATCTTGGAGTGATTGCGTGTCCGCGCACCATAGCGTTGCGTACTTCATCAGGTGCTTTGGCGCACTTGCGGGTAAAGTTGTGAACCTGTGCGCCATAGCTTGACGCACGTCCGGTGGCAGCCCCTCCAGCAAAAACGAAAGCGCCTCTAACTCGCTGATCCTCGACATCGGCGAGGTCTGCAAGGCGGCTGAATTTCGCAACCGAAGACGCCCAGAGGTCGTCCGCGCATTGAATAACGTCCGCAACATGGGCCGGAATCTCATCATGGTTCTCCATCGCAAGCAGGTTTGCCCGCACAGTCTTGTCAATCGAATACTTCTCGCCGGTCCACATCAGCTTCTTGGCCTCGGGGCCGACGCGGGCCAAGACCCACTCGCGCATCTTAGGCGAGCGCACGCTAGTGATAGCGCCCTCGGTGACCTCATGCACGATCTGCTGAATCTCGACTGTCTCGTCGGCGGCGTACTCGACAGCAGCGCGGCACAGCGGGGCGTCCACCAGCACGCCACGGTCGTTGATGCGCTCGTTGACGTGGTAGTCGGTCAATTCATCCGGACTGAGTGGCCGCATGGCCTGGCTGACGGCCCGCATGGCGCGCACGTCCTGCTCGCAGTAGGCCACCATCTCGGCCATCAGGCCGGCGTCCTGCTTGAACTCGCCGTTGGCCTGTGGGATAGACAGCAAGCGGATCAACTGGCTGCCTCGGTGGTCTTTCTTCATGCTGGCGCTGGCGAACCGGCCCACATCTTCAAGGCTGCCAGGCGCGCAGTTGGACCGCGCCTGCGCTGCGGTGCAGTAGAACTGCTCCAAGGCGAAATTCTGTTGGAGTACATACCAAAAGATCAGGCGCTCAAACGCCGCGTTGTGGGCGTAGATCAAGCCGGTGTGCTGGCGCACGGCGTCGGGGAATGGACCGTCGGGCGTCCAGGTCTGCACATCCCCGTCACCAAAGGCGTAGGACATGCACAGCACCTCGGTCGAGGCGTCTTGGGCGTAGTTGTAAACGCCGTGCTTTTTAAGGTCACAGCGGCTGCGGGTTTCAAAGTCAAGCCAGAGGGTCATCGCTAGTCTCGTCTACGCATGAAGTGCAAGGCACAACAGTCGGTTCTTCTAATGTGGTGGCGTAATCGCGCCATGAAAAACGACGGCCCAAACCTTTGACCGAAGTCAGTTTGGCGTTGTCTTCCATAGCAATCGCCCTGTGAAACATCAGCGGGTATGTTTCTTTTAGATGCGCGATCTCTGGCTTTGTAGACGCAGGGCAGAAAAAGCAAGATGACTTGCCAGGCAAAGGCAAACCAGCGCGCTCTATCGCAGCAATGCACTCGGGGCGTGACCACTCCCACTCTACCAGCGGGTAGTTGTACACGTATTTTTCATCTTCAATCGGCGCTTTCATCCACCGGCGGCGCTCGGAAAATTCGTAGCCGATAAATTTATTGACTTTGCCGCCAGACTTCCAAAATGCTTTCATGCCTGCAATGTTGTTGACAAACTTATTTTGCGGGGCGATCTTAAATTTTTGAGAGCAACCCTTAAAGCCGTAGGCCAAGCTGGGCAGCATGTTTGCCGACAGACAGTTCTGCTCCAAGGTCTGCACAGTCTGATCGCGCTTCACTTTGCGAACAATCGTGATGGGCGGCATACCGTTGTTGGCCAAGAATGTTTGCATTCTTTCGATATGCTCGTAAGTGTGCGGCCTCTCGCCGCCGGTGTCGGCAAACAAAATGTAATCGAAGGGTGGCAACTTCTTTTCGATCCAACCGCAAATAATTGCGGTCGAATCTGTCCCACCACCAAAAGCTAAAATGTTCATACTGTCTCCTTTTCCAATGCCCACTCTTGCGAATGGACATCAGGAAAGGCGGGGGCCACAATTCGGGTTTCAACAAGCTGCGGGGGAAAGCCAGAAAATCCGCAGGTCACCATCCTTGTACGCTGGCTTGACAGCCCCCTTACATCACGCTGCGCGGCGGCGGCGTCCTGCGGCTGGCGCTTCTTCAGCGGCTACAGCAGCAGTCAACGCACTTTCAGGCGTCGATTCTGTCTCGGCGTCCATGCCGACCCACTCGATCACATTGAACACCGGCGTGTAAATCTTGCCGTAGCTCTTGTGTGCGTAATGGTCCTTCTTCAGCTTGATCACCGGCACTGGCTTGGTCTGGTCTTTCTCGACCTGCTCGGCCAAGGCCACGGCCAGAGCCTGCACCGCACGTTTGCCGCCCACCGAGGTGGTGGTGAAGCGCGCTTCCATGCCCTTGTCTTCGCCTGTCAAGCACTTCAGGCTCATACCGACTTGGGTTTCCCAGCCGCGCTTGGCAGCAGCGGGTGCCACTTCAAGTTCTGGCAGGGGCTGGCTGACGCTAGCCATCTTCTCGCCCAACACTTCGCCGTCGCCCCAGGCGATGAAGCCGTGAACAAACGAGAACGGGTTGATGGCCCAGGTTGCGTCGTCTTCAACTTCGGTCTGATCAGCGCCGAACACCCAGTGGCCGGTCTTGTCCATCTTGAGGATGACAACGCCGGCTGGGCCAACATCAGTGGCGATAGAACGAAGGGAAGTAGCGAGGGAAGAGACTGCTGGCAGACCAGCGGATTTGAAAACGGTCAACATAATTTACCTTTACATGATTTTAGAAAGGGCCGCAGACAACTGCTGCCCGATGAGCACAACTGCTGGTCGGGGATCGCTCTCCGGTGCAATTGTGTTACCTGAACTGATCGCTACTGTCAGCCCGTCCGGCAGCTTTTTCATCAGCTTCTCAGCCGCTGCCGGACTTATCAACTTAGTCACCATCACTTCAGATTCTTTAAGGTGCTGGAGCAGCACCACCTTGGCGTCCTCATCCTTCACCCATGATCTTGTCGCACGCTTGGGCACCATCTTCCAGCCCGCAACGGGCTTGCCCTTCTTAAGCATTTCTTCCGCCAGTGAACGCAGGTCTTTGATCCACGCTTCCAAGAGGTCTGCATTGTGAAGATACGTGCCGATCTTGTCAACATCAATTGCGTCTATTTTCAACTTCACTGCGCGGTCAACAGCGCCGGTCATTATTGGGCACACCGGCTTGGCGTTGCACCAGCGGCAGTGGTCGCCGTGCTTGAGCTTGGCCTCTGGCTGCTCGGCTGCTTTGACGGCTGTCACCAAGTCGATCTCAAACTGTTCAATGCGCGCGCGGGTGGTCGTCCAGCGCTTGATCTCTGGCGGCTGCACGATGATGAGTTCGATCTCAGTTGCGCCGTCGAACACCCACTTCGCCTCGGGGGTACGCATGGCAGCAGCCGCGTAAAACATCAACTGTTCGTTTTCTTCAGCCGACACGACAACGCCGCTGCCGAACTTCCAGTCAAGGATGATGGCCTTGCCACCGATGCGGCCCATCAGGTCGGTCGAGCCGAACACGCCAGGCAGCAGGTCAGCAAAGCCAACGCGCGTCTCGACTTCGTACAGCATGGTGCGGTCAGGGTCTACTTGGTCGAGCAGCGCCAGCGCCGGCAGCAGCTTGTCGTCTAGCAAGTCTTGCGTGAAGACTTCGCCTTCGTACTTGCGGCCAAGGAATGACTCGGGGGCCAAATCTTTCTCCAGCACTTCGCTGATGATGTCGTGCAGCAGCGTGCCTTGATCGGCGTGGCTGTTGCTGGGCTTGGGCGGCATCTTCTGCACCAAGGCTACAGAGCCTGGGCAAGCCATCACGCGCTTGGCTGACGAGCCACCGACGATGTTACTGTGCTGCATCTTCTTCTTTCGTAATGATGACAACAGTGTCAGGCAGATAAATAGCGTCTTGAATGAACGCTAACTTTGCGTAGGGCGCGATGTCGTTAACGTGATCCAAGATGATGCGCTCGACTTCGGCGCGACTGAACTCTAACTTCATGTGAACTCCAATTTAGTTGATGAGGCGTTCAGTGTACATCAAAATAAATGCTTGTGCAAATGTTTTTTACATGTATGATGCGGGCCATGCTTGAAAAACAAATCGAACGCTACCTTGTTGATCGCGTCAAAGCGCTTGGCGGTGCCGCGTATAAATTTACCAGTCCCGCGCATCGTGGCGTGGCTGACCGCATTGTGTGCTTACCTGACGGCCAGACATGGTTTGTTGAGGTCAAGACCGAAGGTGGCCGGCTTTCCGCGTTGCAGAAGGTCTTCATGTCGGACATGGCACGCATGAAGCAGAACTACGTTTGCCTGTGGAACAAAGAACAAATTGATGGGTGGCTTAATGAAAATTTTAATCGCGTGTGAATACAGTGGCCGTGTCCGTGACGCATTTATTGCGCGGGGGCACGATGCCATGTCTTGTGATCTGCTGCCGACCGACGCGCCAGGGCCGCACTACCAAGGTGATGTCTTTGACATCATCAATGACGGCTGGGACTTGATGGTCGCCCACCCGCCATGCACCTACCTGTCTGTCAGCGGTATGCACTGGACGACACGCGGCCTGCGCGACCCACAATTGACTGAGGACGCGCTGGCGTTCGTGCAGCGCCTGATGGACGCGCCTGTCGAGCGCATTGCTGTCGAGAATCCGATTAGCGTCATCAGCAGCCGCATCCGCAAACCAGACCAGATCATCCAGCCGTGGTGGTTCGGCCACGACGCCAGCAAGAAAACGTGCCTGTGGCTAAAGAACTTGCCGTTGCTGACGCCGACCGATCTGTTGCCAGGCGACGCAAAGACGCGCAGGGGCAACCAGACCGCCAGCGGCCAGAACAAACTGCCACCATCCAAAGACCGCTGGAAGATTCGCAGTGAAACTTATCAGGGCATCGCTGACGCGATGGCGGCGCAATGGAGTTAAGGCCATACCAAGAGCAGGCGGCTGACTTCCTGTACGAACACGACCGCGCCATGATCTTGGCACCCGTGGGCGCGGGCAAGACGGCTATCACGTTGACGGCCATGCAAGCGATGCTGGCTGACGGCGTGGTGGGGCGCTTCTTAGTGCTGGCCCCCAAGCGTGTCTGCACCGACGTGTGGCCGGTCGAGCAACCGAAATGGGCACCTGGCTGCACGCTGGCCGTGGCGGTAGGCACGCCAGCGCAGCGGGCGGCAGCGCTCGGTGGTGGCGCGCAGATCATCGTGACCAACTACGACAACATCCAGTGGCTGGCGACGCAGAACTTGGCGCACATCGACGGCATCGTTTACGACGAGTTGACCAAGCTGAAGAACCCGTCAGGCGCTCGGTTCAAGGCGCTCAATAAAGTTATCGACAAGATTAACATCCGTTGGGGCTTGACCGGCTCGTTCACCAGCAACGGCTTGGAGGACGTGTTCGGCCAGTGCAAGATCGTGGACCAGTCGCTACTGGGCCGCAGCAAAGGCGCGTTCCAGCAGCAGTACTTTATCCTGATAAACAAAGAGTACGGCGACTGGGCACCACGACCTGGCTCACTGGCGCAGGTGATGGAGCGCATCAAGCCGGCCACCTTCCTGCTGGAGCCAGGCGACTACAAGGACAAGCTGCCGCCCTTGCACACAGTCGAGTTGCGCTGCGACATGGACATGACGGACTACAACACGCTCAAGAAGGAATTCGTGCTGGAGTTCCCAGACGCCCGCGTCGTGGCCGTCAACGCGGCTGTCGTGACGCAGAAGCTGCAACAGATGGCTAGCGGGTTCCTGTACACCGACAACGGCCCGCTTTGGTCGTCCGGCCACAAGTTTGACCGGCTGGAAGACTTGCTGGCCGAGAACCAGCGCGCCAACACCTTGGTGGTCTACAACTACCAAGAAGAATTGGCCGAACTCAAGCGCCGGTTTCCGCACGCGCAGACGCTGGACGATAGCCGCGCCATTGAGCGTTGGAACGCCGGCCAAGTCGAGTTGCTGTTGGTGCATCCGAAGTCAGCCGGCCACGGCCTGAACTTGCAGCACGGCGGGCACCACATCGTGTTCTTGTCGCTGCCGTGGTCGCTGGAACTCTACGAGCAGACCATTGGCAGGCTGCACCGCAGCGGCCAGAAGAACGCAGTCTGGTGCTACATCCTGCTGACGCACAAGACGATTGACGGGAAGATTTGGGGCGCGCTACATGACAAGCGCGCATTGTCGGACATTGCATTGGAGGCTTTGAAATGAAACGGATTGATTTATGGAAGGCGCAGCTAAAGGCGGCGCGGGCTGAGTTGAGGATACGGGACAGGGAAGCAAACGCGGCGATACGAACTGTCGTCAGATTAACAAAAATTATCATTCGATTGGAGAACAAAATTGACAACTACATGGCGAAGCCTTAACGCAGAACTGCGAACCTTGGATGAGACGCGGGTGCTGGAGATGCTGATGGAGGAGCGCAAGAACCAGCGCCGCGTATCGGTCTTGCAGCGCCTGCATCAGCGCTACAACACACTGCGGGTGAGCCGCGAACGGATTGAATTACTACAGGAGGCAAAGCAACCATGAACATCAAAGACATTTTTAAAGTGATCACACCAGCCCAAGCCATTGCTGCCGAACTGGCCGAGGCCGAACACGCGCTACTGCGGGCTGAGACTGGCGTGGAGTACGCGCAGGCGCTGGTGACCTACAACAAGAACCGCGTCAAGCGCCTCAAGGCGTACCAGACGCCTACCGAGGAAAAAGCATGACGAAACGCTACTGCGACACGGGCCGCATTGACTGCCCGCACCTGCCTCAGTGCATCTGGGACTGCGCCTACGACACGGCGACTGTCAGGAAGGTCAAGGCGTACCCGATTGTCCCCGAGGACATCAAGCCTGTGCCCGAGGCATGGCAGACCGTTGGCACGGCGATGCTGACCGCGATCATGGGTGTGCTGGCCGTGGTCTGCATTCTGATCTTCTTTACTGGCGTTTGGATTTGGAGCTTGCTGATATGAACACATACGACACAGGAAGTCTCAAGATACGCACCCCGCCCCCACCTGTTGGCGGCTACCGCATGGGTGACGAGGCCGATGGTGGCTGGATTCTTTTTAACCTACCGAAGAAACCGCGCTGGATTCACCGCATGGGTGTGCGTCTGGTGCTGGGCTGGAAGTGGGTGGACGCATGAAAATAGATAAATTCATTGACAGTTGGTTTACGGGTCGCTGCCTAAAACATCCTGTTGTGGTGGCGGTTATTTTTTACTTGATTGGTTACGCAGTGGGGACAAGCATGAAACGAGAAGACATCATCCGCATGGCGCGGGAGGCTGGGTTTACTGAGCTTGAGTTTTACGGAAACAAACTAGGCACAAATCCAACTGAGTGCCTTGAACGCTTTGCCGCCCTTGTCGCAGCAGCGAGTGCAGCAGCAGAGCGTGAAAAATCGCTTCAGCTTTGGATGCTGTTAGATGACATCGACACGGCTGATGACATTGCAAAAACAGACCACGACACCTATCGCAGGCTGTGCCGCAACACTCAACAAAAACGATGGGCTGTTTTAAGCGAATCCGAAGTTGATGCCGCTATCCGAGCAAGGGGACAAGCATGAAACGAGATGACATCATCCGCATGGCGCGGGAGTCTGGCTTAATCATTGACGCCAATCAATCTGGCTTTGATTCTGTTGAAACCTTCGCCGCCCTTGTCGCAGCAGCAGCCATTGCCGCCATTAAAGAAGCCTTGGCACAGCCAGCGCAGGAGCCTGTGTGTTGGGTGATGCCTGATGGCAAGACCGTTGATAAGTGGGGGCGTCAGTTCTATGGCAGTACTGTTGGGGAACCCCTCTACACCACCCCACAACAGCGCCCGTGGGTAGGGCTGACAGATGAGGAAATCGACGCTATTGATGAAGCAAATTGGGAAGAGGACCACAAGGCATGGGGAATACGTGAATTTGCCCGCGCCATCGAAGCCAAATTTAAGGAGAAGAACACATGAGCTACATCATTGCATCACTGCCGCCCATCAAGTGCTTCGTCAAGCGCGAGTTTCTGTACAACTTCACCAAGGGGCATGGCGAGTTAGAGCCTGCCATCTGGGTCAGCCTGAAAGCCCTGCGCGGCCAGGTGTTCCGGATAGAGTCACTGCTACCAGCTTACGGTGCGCTTTACGACAAGCTGCCCATACACGCCTATGTGTGGAAAGAAGACCACGGCTACTTGCCTATCGACACGCTTCAGTTGTGGGACTGCATGGGCTACAAGTTCACCATTGTGGAAAAGATCGCGCTACGCAATCTGGGCGTCAAGTTCTTGGGCAAGGACAAGCAGTGGCACTTTGGCAAATACATGTTTACCGTGGACTTCTGCGCTGATGAGATGGCGCTGGACACTGGCTTTACCGAACAAGCCGAAGAACACAAGTCTTTCAATTGGATTTTTTTGGACAACGGCCAGTTTGCCTGCCAGCCCAACAACAGATGCCTGTGGTACGACCAAAGCCTGATCCCCGCAGAGACAAAGTTCCCTGACTTCCAAGCAGCCAAAGCATGTTGGACTGTAGACGGCACACGCAAGTGGAGCGCTGGCGATGACTGGTTCTACGACATTGAGGAGAGAAACGTTTGAAATGCCCCGTCTGCAATGTTTGGACAACTGTCAACGAGACTAGAAACAAAGAGGGCTTTACACTACGCCGCCGAGAGTGCGGCAACGGCCATAAATTTATAACGGAAGAACATGTCAAACTTCAAGACTTGGACGCAAGAAAACCTAGCACAGTTCGCGGAGGAAGCAAACGCAAAGATGATCGCGCAGAATGAGCGTATTGAGCAGCTACAGCGCGATGTGAAGGACGCCATTGAGGCGTATCGGGCGCTTATGCGAAAGGCCGAACACCCTGCCGGTCGATGATCAACGCCTGACGGCGCGGCGTTGGGCTGATGCTGATGTGTGTCCAAGCGTCGAACTCGCGGATGATCTGATCAAACGGCAGTTTGGAGGTCACCAGCGCCCTCACCACGGCGTCAGGCGTCATGCCTGGCACCCTGATGTCAGCCGCGCAGCCCGTGCGGTGCTGTGAGGTGTCCTTGGAGCCAACTGAGTCGTTGACTTGCTTGGATCGAAAGGCGCTGTTGACCATGATTGGCTTGCCGTCCAAGTAGGTCTTGACCTTTTCCAAGAACTCGGCCAGCAGCACCAGGTTAACCATCTCGGCGTCGTTGGGGGTGTTGTCGAACTGGCGGTGGCTGGTGGTGGTCAGTTCGTCAAGGCTGAAGTGTTCGGTCAACTTCATTTTTTGCCCAGCTTCATGTCAGCCAGCTTTTCAACGGTACGCCCGCCAAAGTAGGCAAGAAAAATGATTTGCCCCCACTGGCCTAGCAACTGGACGTAGGACTCTTGGGCGTTGTAGCCGAAGGCGCTCATCATGGTGAACAGGAAGAAAGCCACAAAGATAGCAATCAAGGCCAGCGGCCTGATGTTTTTAGACAGCCATGAGTCACTGCCCATGTCCGAGCGCCAGCGCTCTGTGATGTTTTCCTGCTCAACTTCAAAGAGCTTGGTGTCGTTCGCCATCTTGGCGAGTTCGCCGTCCTGCGCCATCTTTGCCAAGTCCATCTGGGCCTTGGCCTTGGCTTCCGGATCGGGGATGAGCTTCTCGATGAGTTTGGAGCCAACTTCAAAGAGTGCTGTGAGGGGGAACATAGTCAACCTTTCTGGAAACCACAATTGGGACTGCACTGTTGCAAGGCTTCATACACAAACCAGCCTGTTGCGCCGAGGACGGTAAAGGTCACCAGCAGCACCAAGATGATGGTGATGATTTCGTCCACTTCCTCTTGGCGCTTCTTTTCAACGGCTTTTTCTCTGCGGGCTTCATGGGCCGCTTCGACATCCATTGCGGCGGCTCGGGACTTGATCTTGTTCCAGACATCGATCTTGCCTGACTGCATGAACAGTAGCTGCAACTCGTCTTCAAACCGCTTGGCCTGATCCAAGGCCATCTCGATCTGGATAGCCGTGCCCATTGAGGACTTGGACTTCTTGGCCTGGACGACAGCTTTGCTTGCCGTTGACTTAGCGTCAAAGTACTTGCCTAGCACTGGACCGAGCGACGACACATCATCAACGGTCTTGCTGACCTTCTTGATCAGCGCAACCGCCGCCTGTATGCCTGCCAGCGCCGTTAGCGGATCGATCACTGTTTTCTTTCACGCCATTCAAGGCACCAGACGGTTTTTCGGTCTTGCGTCCACGTCCAGCGCGCGCATTCCTTTTTACTTGACTTTGAGATGGTCCCAGAAGGTAACCACAGCAGCGACCAGACCACCAAGCCACAGCAGAGGCTTTGCCGCCTTGGCAAGCCACTCCAAGACGGTAAACGCGCCTTGGGCAGCCTCAAACGCTTTAACCACATCCTTGGTGCTGTCAGCAATGGCGTCCACCTTACCCTCAACAGCCACCAGCCTGTCGTAGATTTCACGGTGCGTTATGTCGTGGTCGCTCATGCAGGCTCCGGCGTGTTGCCCTCGGCCAGCCAGAGAAGGTAGGCTTGGTAATCGGTATTGGCTGGGTCGAAGGGGATGCAAGCACCGTCTGCTGTGCGGATGACGATATCTGTGTCTGTTAATTTGTACATTTATAGCTCCGCAGCGTAAGAAAACTCAACATGGTACTCAGCGGCATTTGTGTTGCTTGGTGTCCATATAAAACGAGAACCCCGCACATTAATGGATGCGTTGCTAGGCGATGTTGTCGCTGTGTTGTCACGATAAAGATTTGCAACAAGTGTCACTGTTGGGGCAGCGCGTTTTTCTACCGCGCACGACACATTGGTAGATATTGCCGCTGTTGTACCTGCTATAGCTTGTCCACCACGGGCAATCTCATAATACCGCTGACAAAGCGCCAACTCAGTGCCATAAGGCCGGTAGTCAAACGCCGTGGCTGTGCTGCCTTTTTCAAGCTGCACCAGTGAGAGCGTGCCGGTGTTGAACTCGATGGTCATGTTCGTGCCGCCAGTAGCTGTACCAGTGACATTAGACGCAGAGTAAGAGCCGCCGTTGATCTTGCCTTGCGCCGTGCCTGAGAACGACAGCGTGTAAGTGCCAGACTGAAGATTCAAACCCTCGACCACTTGAATCAGCGAACCGGCTGAAATCGTCAGGGTAGTGACGTTGGCGCTGGTGGCAAAGGTGTATGTGCAACCAGACGCGCCGCCCTTCCAGCGGTCGTGTCCGTAAGCGCCAGCAGCCAGCGTCACAGTGCCAGAAACACCGCGCTGGTTCACATTGAAGTTGCCATCAATGATGACGTTCTTTGTGCCAATCGCTTGGCCGTTAATTGTAGAAATTACAAGATCGCCAGCCATTAGATTGCCTCCATGCGGTTCTTAAACCCGAAGCCTGTAGCCGCAGTGGCTTGCACGCTGTTGTCGGGGAAGGTGACGCCACCTGTTCCGCTGATTGATACGGTCATTTTGGAAACTCCTCTTTAACTGCGGTGATTGCGGCCTTCCATGCGTCCATGCCGCCGTGGTACAGCAGGTCAAGCTGGTCTTGGATTGATGGGTAGGCAGCAGCGCGTTGGGCCTTGTAAGCGTTGGCGTCAATGTATGCCTGCACAGCAGCCTCGTCATAGGCGACAGGGTTGCCAGCAGCGTCAAAGGCTTCGTCACCAACAGTGCGAACGACTTGCGGATAAAGCGCGTAAATGGCGGTCATGCGGCCACCTCCGTGATGGTAATAAATGAGTTACTTACGCCGCCGTAGTAGCGGGCGCTTCCAGCACCGTTGAAAGTCACAGTGCCAGCAGTGGGTGAGCCACCACGAACTTTGAAAGTTGTCGCTGAAGTAGAACCTGCCGCCACATAGTACGAACCGCAGAGGATGGAAAATCCGCCGTTGTTTACGTTCTGGCTTGTAGCGACGGCCAATGCGTCGGCTGTGGAATCACGAAACAAGCAGGCATTTAAAATGCCCGTGCTAACCGTAAAACCCAAGATGATGCTGAAGTCGATACGCAGCTTTGATGATGCGGATATTGGCGTAATTGCCAGTGTGACAAACTCAGTACCTTCGGTGTTTTGTGGAATAGTGTCATCGTTTGGAATCTGCGTGGTGCCTGTCGCAACAGCACCTGTTTGCACATTCACAACCTGCAACACCTTGCCCACACCAGTGCCGCCCTGTAGCGCCACAGTGCCAGTAGCATCAGGCAGCGTCAACGTCTGGTTTGTGTTTGTGATGGGTGCTAACAGGGTGACTGTGCCCGTGCCGGTAGCGCCGCCCTGCATTGCTATAGAACTCATTTTGCCTCCAGTTGTGCTTGATATGCCGCAATGACTTCAGGCGTCCATGCAGCCGTAGCGATAGCCACCACGCTTGCAGGCTGGCCTGTCAGGTCTTGGCCCGGTATTAGGCTGGTGCGGTGGTAAGTTTGAGCAATCTGGTCGCCGTCTTTGCTGATACGCGTAGTTTCACGGTACAACACAATGCCGTTTTCGGTAACGGTGATTTGGTCGATGACTTTGATTTCAGTAAATGCTGACATGGTGTTTCCTTTAAGTGTCCAACTTAATAATTTAATCAAGTCAATTAAACTTGATACGCTATATTAAAGTCAAAACTTGATGTAGCAGAAACACTATTTCCAGCATAAATACTAGCGTTATACGCCAGCATAATCGCTGTTACAGTGGTTGTACTAGTTATTCCTGTTCCAGTTTGTTGCGGTGCTGTTATTGCGTTAAAAGGCAATCCACCAAGAATAAGAGAGCCGCCAGTAAACGCAATGCTTGTAGAACCAGATATAGACCCCGATAAATAAACCATTCTTCCAATTTTTGTGTATTTACCATTTGAAGAAAATGTACCTACAACAGTAAGGGCTACTTGTTGAGTTGGCGTCCAAGTTCCCTCCTCATAGTCATCCAGCGTGTTGGCGTCGGTTGATGCTGATTGAGTTGCGGGAAACGTGATGCCCGCGCCAGAAGCAGCCGGTGTTGCGCCGCCTACGCCGACAGTTGTTGCCGAAATAAGCGTGCCAGAGTTATTTGTAATCCCTGTCGTGCCGTCCAGAATAATAGTCATAGAATTACCCACCTTGAATCTGTTGGGACCGTCACGACAACATCAGCGTTGACTGTGATCGGGCCAGTTGACATCGCGTTTTTGCCTGTCGTGATTGTATAGCTTGTCGTCACAATCTGGCCGTTTTCTACAAACACCTCGTCTGGGCCGCCGCCAGTGGCACCGCCACCCAGCGCGCCCCAAGAGCTAGCACCGTAGCCCTCAAACTTCGTCAGCGACGAGTTGTAACGCACCATGCCGGTGACCGGCGTAGGGCGCTGACCTGTCGTGCCCACGTTCAGCTTGGAGGCTGTGTTGGCCGTCAGCGAGATGGTGGTGAAGAAAGCGCTGTTAGGCGTGTCGTTGCCAATGATCGGCGGCGCGGCGAACGAGGCGGTGGTCAGCGTCACGCCGATGTTGTCGGTCGTGAAGATCGGCACATCCAGGGCGTCGAACACAGCGTACTTGTAGTTGGCCGTACTGAGCAGCCAGATGTTCGCCATGCCACGCGAATCCAAGATGATCGGATTGGTGTTGGTCGTAACGCCAGCAGCATCAACGTAGGTGGTGATAGGCGTCGTGGTGCCCGCAGCGTAGGTGTATATCTTCCCGCCCACCAACGGCTGACCGTTGGCGTCAAAGAACTGTTGCTTGGGGTTAGGGGAAAGCAAGGCCATGTTTATTTTCCGATCAAAGCGTTTTGCGTTTCTGGCGACAGCGCAGATAAATTATTTTGAATGCCACGCGCCGCAAATACGGGAACATTGGCAAGCGCGCCCTCAAGAATTGGTGGCGTTCCCCCAAGCCGCATCCGGCTGGCAAGCGCGTTAGCTTGCTGAATACGGCGTTGATCGGCTACAGACCTAGCAGCCATACCCACGCCTGCCGTGTACGCGCCAAGCGGATTGACAGCCGTAAAAATAGCCGCAGCGGGTGTTACAGGTGAAAATTTAGCGGCTAAATTTAGCATGGTTTGCAACTTACCGCCTTTAGCGGCTTCACGAATTGCGTCTTGTTCATCCGGCGTAAAAAACCTCATTTTTCGGTCGTTTTTTGCCAATGAAGAAAGTTGCGACGCAATGCTGCTTTCGCGTGTTCCTTTAGCCAATTCGGCGTTTTCAATAACGTCCGTAATGAGCTCGCTTTTTTTCATCTTTGCGTAGTCAGCGCGTGCTTCTTTCCACGCATCCATTGCGCGCTTATCACCGGAAACAATTGCGCTTGGCGGCGCTGTCGTTACGTAGGTGTCAAACTCATCTAGCAATATTTTTGCGGCTTTACGCTCAGATGCGTCTGCACTTTTAGCGGCTGTGCCAATAATTGTGCGTAGCGTATCTAATTCTTGAACTGTTTTTGGCGTTGCTTCGGTTAAGTTGCTTAACGCAACATCAACTTTGGGCATTATTCGCGGGTCGTAGCCGGCTGACGAACGCAGCTTTGGCCCCATACCTTGCATGTGCGAAACAAATTGCGGCGTGTCCAACTCAAAACCGGACTTGTCCAAAACGTCGTAGTTTGCTTTAGACCGCGCAGCTAAGTCTGCGGCTGATGGCACTTCACCGCGCCTAACAGGCCGCACGCCTGCTGCTGCGCCCGTAGCCACGCCAGCGGCCAATCCCGCCAACGGGTTGTCAGTGGCTTCTGTTACGGTCTGCCCTACGCCAGTTGCAAGAGGCGCGGCTACCATTTGGCCTATTGGACGGCGCGCCGCTTCTTCACCTATGGCACGAAGGCCAGGTGCAGCGCTAGGTGTCCCAGCTAATGTTTGGCCCGCAGACACTGAGCCGCGTGTGCCAGCTAGCGCGCCAGCGCTGCCTTGAACAACTCGTTCAACTGGCGTTTCAGCGCGGGGGCCAGGAAGCATTTCGGAAATAATACGCGAAGGCATTCGCACATTGCTGTCCGTTAGCCGGTTATACCCTTGCACAGCTATGTCTGCAACGGGGACTGCCAAGCCCCCCGCTAAGGCACCAACAGGAACAGCTACTGGAGCGCCAACGCCGGTCATCAAACCAAGGGCCGCGCCACCCAAAGCGCCAGCAGTGACAGGAGCCAAGGCTTCTGAAGCGCCTCGGACGGCAACGCCCGTTTTACGGGCAGCTTCTTCGCCGGTAGATAGCACAGGCGCTAAAAACTGAAGAATATCCGAAGGCTTATATCCCTGATTTAGCGCTTCTGTTACGCGGGGGTCTTTTTCTTTCAGATAGCCTACAAGTTCGTCGTCGGAATACCCCGCACGCCGCGCCGTATTGATTTGATCGCGAAATTGATCGGCCATAATTATTTCTTCGGGGCAAAAATGTTATCCAAGCTTGGTCTGTTTGCAGCGGGTGGTGCGGCAGCAGCCTCAGCAGATTTAGCGTACGCTTTAAGAGCAGGGCGGTCAAACAGTGACTTGCCGCCTTCGCCCGAGTACCACGCATCTTCAGCACCGTCATAGGTTTTGTTTGTCTTCCACCATTTGTCGTAAAAGTTGCGCTGCTCCATATCGCGCTTAAGCTGCTCTTTGGCAGTCGTCAGCACAAACTTATTGCCGGCTGTAGTTTTGCCAAGCTGCGCGCCGATTTGGTCAATACGTTGGGCGTCTGACTCAGTTTGCGGGCCTTTTTGCTCAAGCTGCTTTTGCAGCACTGCTTCTGTAGCTTTAGCCTGAAACACTTGCGCGTTAGTGGCAAATTTGTCTGCGTCAGCCACACCCAATGCAGCCAAAACTTTAGCGCCGGCGGCAACGGTCTCAGTGCCAAACCCAGTCGAAAAACCTTTGTCCAAAATTGACAAGTTGGCGTCAATCGAGGGCAATATTTTGGCCGCAAGTTTTGCCGCTTTAGAAATGTCCGAATATTCACCAACCAACATTTTGCCGCGTTCGCCTTGCTCAGCTTTTTCCTGTGGCGGCATATTTACATTCGTAATTGCCCGCGGCGCAAATTCCGTTTCTTTTCGGATAGCAGCGTTGTAAATTGCAATATTTGGATCACCAGGTAACAACGCATCACGCTCTTTGATTAGCCTTGAAACATTAAGAGGCGTAGGCGGCGCGGCGGTGACCGTCCCTTCGCTGCCAACAACTTGAGTAGCCGCGCCACCAAAAGCTGGGGTGCTTAATATCCGTGCAGTGCCGCCAAGATTTTGTGGCGTCAAAACGGGCTTCAACTCGCTGGCGCTTGCGCCTTGGCTAGCCATAAACGATTGGCGCTGCGCGACAGGCATAGCCAAAATCCTGTCAACATTTGCGGCCAATAGCGTTTTTTCAGGCTCGGTGAATAACGGGTTAGCCAACAAATCTTCTTTAAACGCCGTAAGGTTTGCGTCGGAAGGGTTGTTGCTTGTGTCACGCTTTGCTTGGGCAATAAAATCACCTTTAGCTTTTTGAACCTTAAAAGCAGTTTCGCGTTGCGTTAACGCGGCCGTATCTTGTTCAGTCAAAGCCTTGCCATATGCCAAACCAGTTTTGCCGTACCGCGCTAAGCCGGCCCGCGTTTCCGGTTTGGCTAAGTCGGCTTGCGCCAAGAAATTACGCAAGCCTTCTTCTTCGGTACGCGCGCGCTCGTACTCTTGCATTTTCATTTGGTTTAGCTGATTGGCCTGTTGACCACTTTGAATCTGCTGTACCGCTGCGTATTGTCCAAGCAAATTTGGCTGCTCTGGCTGGCGAAAGCCAAGTGCAATGGTGGGGTCTACGAGTGCCATATTAGTATTGACCTTCACCAAAAGTCATGCCGGTTCTACCACCAGCAGCAGGGAACAAACGATTTATCAACTGATTTTGCGTGTACATGTTAGCCAAACTAGACGCGCCACCTGTGAGCGCATTGGCCTGTCCGATATAGCCCGACGCGCGGGCTTGCCCCGCAGCGCCCATAGCCGCACCGGCTTGCGAACCATATGCGCCCAGCGCCGCATTTGCGCCAGTCGTCATAGACTCACCGGCGCTGCCAAGCGCTTGCGTTGCGCTCTGACCGACACCGGCCAACGATTGCAGCGGGCCGAGCTTGGCAGAGCGTTCAGCTTGGTAACGGTTAAAAGCGTTTTGGTATTCTTGCGAACCCATGTCTTGACCGTACCGCGTAGCTGCCTTCAATGCGCTGCCAGAAATTAGACCGCCGCGCGCCGCTGCTGACCGATCAAGTGCTTTCTGGCCCTCAGACAACCGAAACGCATATCCTGGGTCTGCTTGAAATTGTTCCGTGCCGAAAGGCGTGTAATCAGACGCAGCCGTTAGCTTATTAAGCGCGCCAATACCGGCTTGACGCCAAGGTTCTTGAAGCGCCGTTTGACGTTCAAATTGTTTTTCGCCTGCTTCAATTTGGCGTTCTGCAATTAGCAGGCTAAGATCGCCCGCTTTTTCCGCTGCCTGTGCTTGCGCGCTGGCGGCTTTGCTAGACGCATTGCTGCCAATTACTGAGCTAACTACTATAGCTCCGGCTACCCATCCAGACATGGCAATTCTCCTTGTAACGCGAGTCCAAAATTGACTCTCATTGATGCCCGATAGTCCACCAACAATTCTGTGCCTATCGGGATTGTACGCAAAGCAACGGCATAAATGTCATCGCTATCTTTTTTTGGCTCTACATTGGCTTCAAGCGAATGGTTTATAAACCGCCCGCCTGGCGTTCGTTTGCCATTTAATCGACCGGCGCAAACCACTTCGCCGGCGACAAACGCTTTTGTAGCGAACAGACCTTTGCCGTGTATGGGCGAGTCTTTTAGTTCCACAAAGTATTCCGGCGGCATTTCAATCTGATCTGATTCAATTTGGACAATCTTGTCCATTTCAGCCTGCGTCATGCCTATTTGATGCAAAAACGCGCCGTAGTCTACTTGCGCTTTTTGAACCGCTGTCCGGCTGTCAGCCAACCCGCAGGCTGGTATTTCATACAGTCTTTCTTCAACAATCCCTATGTCGGTGCAGTTGTCGGGGTTTGGGTAAATGTCTGTCCACACCACTTCATCATCAAACACACGCCCCGCCCGCTGCATCCCTGCTGGCGCATCAAACGCGCATGGCGCGGTGAGGACTTTTACGCCGTTGTCCGTGTTTACCGCAATCGTGCCCTTGTCAAGCCGCACTTTGTACGGCGTCTTATGCGCCGCGCCTGTTAAGACAGTCCACGGCGGGATGGTGATAGTTCGCTCGTACACACCGTCAAAAAAAGTGTGCTGGGTGCTGATGTCAGCCTGCGGCAATTTTAGCAACTCATCTTGCAATACCCGCACTTTGTCCGGCGTAATATCCGCAAGATCAAAGGCATTGTTGCAAGCTAATTCCATTACGATATTTCCCGCCCACTGACGCGCATGTTGATGCTGGCGGCAGCGCTGGCAATAGTTGAAATAAATCCATCAACGGGAATGATCTGCCCCACTAGCTCAGGGAAGGTGTACACCTCTGATGGCGACAACGACTTTAGCTTTGTGATCAGATTTAAGTTGCCGGCTGTGCCGGCTGGCGTTACCAAGTTGACGCTGATCGTTGCAGTGCTAGCGCTAAAGTTGGTGGCCGTGAACTTGTCAATGATCGTAGTGACATTGTTGGCGGTGTACTGCGTTGTTTGAGAATCCTCAACAATTTTTGCAGGCACTAAATTTTTGGCCGTTACAGTCATACATCAGTCCTTTTAGAGAACAACCCAGCGGGAACCGGAAGATACAGTCACTACGACGCCGCTGGCGACTGTCATTGGGCCAGCCGACACACCAGCACTCCCGCTGGCGATAGTATAGCTTGTAGACACCGTTGTGCTGTTAATTGTGATGCCGTTGCTGGAGATGTGCGCGGGCGCGGTAAATTCGCCCGTGGAGGGCTTGTAGAGCAGCTTGGCGTTGCCCGTGTACAGCGTGGCAGCCGTGCCAGAGGTAGCCGTCAAAAAGGTCGGGTACAGGTTTGTGGCCGTTGTGGTGTCGTTGGCAATCGTCAGGGACGCGCCCACAGACGCCCATTTGACGCCTGCCGCCGTAGTCGAATCGGCCACCAGCGCGTAGGTGTCCGTCCCGACAGCCAGTCGGACATTGCCCGTACCGTTGCGAACGATCAGATCGCCCTTGGTAGTGGTGGGCGACAAAGCATCAAAGCCCGCTGTGGCCGTTGTCTGGCCTGTGCCGCCATTGGCAAAGGCTACCACGCCTGTGACGTTTGCGGCCGTTCCTGTGGTGTTCTGGTTAAGCGTAGGCACATCGGCAGCCACAATAGCGCGGAATGTGGGCACGCCTGGCGCGCCGTTGGGCGCAGCCAAAAAGGTGTTAGCCGTCTGGGAAGCAAAATCCGATGGCGTAACGGCCAGCGTGCCACCCAGCGTCAAGCTGCCAGAACTGGTGACAGTGCCTGTTAGGGTTAACCCGCTAACGGTGCCCGCACCCGAAACAGACGTGACTGTACCTTGTGGATTGGCGGCTGTAGTGATTGTAGTCACGCGGCCATAGGTGTCCACCGTAACCACGGGGATTAGCGCAGACGAGCCGTAAGTGCCGGCGGTAACGATACCGCTAGCCAAGTCAATCGCCGGCGTCGCGCCGCCTGTACTGGTTATATTGCCAGTAGTTCCGCTGACCGATGTGACCGTGCCGCTGCCAGTGCCCGCGCCGATGGCCGTGCGAAAGGTTGCCGCGTCAAGCGTGGAGACAGTGTTGTCGGCATTGATGCGGACAAAAGTGATTGCGCTGGGGTTAGGCAGGGTAAAGAAGTTGCTGCCAACAGTGGTAGCCCCAAGCGATGTACGGCCAGTAGCCACAACCAAGTTGGTCGCCCCGCCGTCCCATTGCTGGCGCTCGGCATACGCGGTGTCCCACTCAGTTTGCTTGGCCGTCGTAGGAATGGAATACCCAGCGCCGTAGGCCACGGCCAGCGTGCCTGCCGAAGTGATCGGCGAGCCGGTGACAGTCAGGCCCGTAGGCACCGTCATAGCGACAGAGGTCACCGTACCAAACGCGCTCTCGCCGCCGCCACTCGGAGGGCCAATTTGCAATTCTTCCAGCGATGTCGGGTTGTTGCCGCCGCCGGTCAGGTTGAACAGGTTTAGAAAAAAGCGATACCACTGGCGCGACATCAACCCCGTGCGTGGATCGATAAGATCGACACGCGACGAGGGAATGTTTGTTATGTTGACTTCAGACATTGGTCGGCGTCACATAAACTTCTGCGCCTACGATTGCAATCTTTACCGGATCAGTGCCTGACACCTCATACACGCGGTCACGCAGCTTGAGCGTCATGCCCAACCGACGCCAAATGACGCGCTTAAAATACTGGCCGATCTTGCCAATCGACTGCCAGTATTCATTTGACCAAGTGTGCCCGCCGTCATCAGACCAGCGCAACATGACTTGTGGGTCGCTGCCTTGACCGTTATTGATGCCTACGCCTGCCTCGCAATCAAGCTGAAGGGTGTGCTGCGAGGTTCGCTTGAGGTTGTTTTGGCCGGTAGGGATAGCCCGCCACGACCGCAGCCACTTTTGGATGCTGCTGTTGTCAGCGTACACATCCAAGTCAAAAGTGTAGATGTTGCCGTTTTCGTAGTCGCCCACGATGATGTTGCCGCCAAAGTTACACTGACAATTGCTGCGGTGCCGCATAAATTCGCCATTGTTCCAGCCCGCACGCTCATGCCATGCTTGCGTGGCTACGTCGTACACCCAAGTGGCGTTGCCGTTCGGGAAGGTCAGCACATAAAAGGCGTGGCCTTCTTGCTGGTAGGTGTAGGCTACAGCGTCGGATATGTTGCCGTACTGAGCAATGGCGTACTCAATGGCGTGCGTAGACACTCGCTGGCCGGTGTAGCCGTTGGCCCGATAGACGATACCTTGGCCTCGGGCGTCAGTGCCCAGCCAAAACAGGCCGTTGTCCAGTTTGGCAATAGAAAAAGCCGCCGCGCAACCAATCTCGTTAAAAGCGCCTTGGATGCGCGCCAGCGGAAAGTCGGCCAAACCGGCATCGTACCAAACCTCAACAGAGTCAGTGCCAAACAGCCAAACTTCGCGGTGATCAACAATCAGACCGACCAAGCCGTCGGGTGAGCCTTCAGCGCTGGCAAAGTCTAACGGGTCAACTTGAGTGCCGTCCAATAGTTGAGTTACCCACACTTTTTGACTGTTCGGCTCGTTAAAAACGAAGTAGCCATCCAAGTAGCCAACAGTCACCGCGCCTGGAAAGTCAATGTCAGTGATTTGAGCAAACGTGTTTAGCGTTTCGTTGTAGATGTAGCTGTCGGGGTTGCAGGCGATAAACAACTGCGTGCCGTTGTCGGCAATGGATACTGGGCCAGTGCCAGTGATAGCGCCCAGCAGCGTAGGCGTGCCGGTCAGGCTGCTTACCTTAAAAAACTGTAGACCGGACGCGACATAGAAGTCAGACCCGTTGGTCTGGTGCGCCCATAGGCCGCGAACAGGGCCAGTGCCGACTGTCTGAAGGAAATTCAAACCAGGGCAGCGCGACAGAAAACCCGCCTCCTTGCCACCTTCGGGGATGACTTCGGGGAACAGGTTGACCATGCGGTTGTCGGCAGCATTGACGCTGCGGGCAACATATGATGAGCCAAGAATTGGCGTCTTCATCAGTAGTTACCGGCGTAGACGTTGAAGCGCTGGCGGGTCGCCACAATGGCGTAAGGCATCGACATCACGTCATCAGGGTTGTTGATGCGTTTGAGGTTGCGCTTGCTAGACATGGAAATGCGCTTGACTTGCGGCGATGGTTCAATGCCGTACTCTGGCGCAATCTCCATTGCCAAGTTGTACTTGAACGCACGCAGATAGCCTGGTGGAAAAGCCAAGCTGGTGACCAGCGTAGCCGGCTGCGTTATTTCTTGAACCGAAACAAAATGCCATTCCAAATCCCGTGTCGGTCTGGGATATATCGACATTGTAAAGTCGGGGTAGGTGTTATTGACGAAGATTACTTGCGGGTACGTTGAGGTCACAGTCTTGACCGCAATGCCGTTGTACTGCTGCTGGTTGATGAACTTGATACCGAAAGACACATTGGTGCCTGGATCGCGGTAGTACGTTGCCTCATCCAACAGCACTGGGCGCAAGCCTACAAAGTTGCCGGAAGGGCCAAGCGTGCGAATAATCTCACCGGAAGGCCAGGTAAAAACTTGGTCTTGCGTGCTAAAAACGGACAGACGCTCGGTGTTCCAAGAGTCGATCATTTGGTTGAGCGACCCCAAAGCGTCTTGCGACATAGCCGCAGATGGCGTTTCGCCTTCAGCCAGCACACCTAGCAGGCGCAGAGCGCCGTTGATCTGATCGCCAGCAGTGGTTGCCATCTCAAACTCCTTCGGTTACGGCCCTGCGCGTGTACTTGCGCTTAGTGTCAAGCGCGTTTACAGGGGCTACTTCTTCTTCAACAACACAGGGGGCGTCGGGATTGTACCGTGTCCAGCCGTGCTTTTCATCGAATTCGGCTTCAGCTTCCATCGAAGCAATTTTTCGACCGTGGTCAGGATGCTCAAGATAAATCATTGCCATCAGTGTTTTCCTGTTTCAATTGCTCAAGCCAGTACCCGCAGTCTTGCAACGCACCGAGCGTTGCGTCCAAATCGGAACGCAAACGCTCGGCTTGTTTTTGCAGACTTTGCACCCGCTCCATGATCACTTCACGGGTGATCATCTTTAGGCAGCAATGGCAGCAGTGACGTACAGCGGCAGATAGCGGATGCCATCAGGCGTAATCACTTTAAGCGCTTGAACTGGACGGGTTGTTGCGCCAGCGGTTGTGTCTTGCAAGAGCTTACCCGAACCCTTAGTCACGCCGGCCAAATTGAACAAAGTACCGCTTGTGTCGAATGTTGCCTTGTCAGCGCCATAAGAACTCAAGTAGAGGAACGATGTGTTCGTGCCAGTCACAGCGCCGCTAGGCATACCGACTTCAGCTTCAATCGCGGCGTAGGTTCCTTGTGTGCAACCAGCAGACATCACAATTTCGCCAACAGTACCAGAAGCCAAACCAGTTACGCGACCGCTTGCGCCGAATGCCAAGTAGCCATACAGACCGTTAGCATACGCGCCCAAGGCTACGTTTGCTTCCAAGTCTGATTTGCTTGCCCAGCCCACCGCACCAGCACCCGTAAGGGTAAGCGTAGTGGTAGATGCGGCGGCATCGCTGCTGCCGGTAGTGGCATTTGTTACAGCAATGTTAGACACTGCGGTAGACGTTACCGTACCCGTAACAACCGAATTGTTGATAGTTGCGCCGTCCAAATACGGGTCTTCGTATGCAACGCCAACAGGTTTTGTATTTGCCATGATGTTCCTTTAGAAAGACGGGGCCGAAGCCCCATCAGATTTAGGCAATGCGGTACGCAGTCCAAGTACCATCGCCGGTTTTACGGGCGCGGAACTGAGCAGAAGTATTAACCGCAACCGCAGCAACACCAACAAGTGTCCAGCCAGTGCCCACAGCCAAAGTGACTGAATCAGAACCGGAAGCATCGATATTGATGATGATAAAGTCAAAAGAAGCGTTGACTTTTGATGCAGCCGTGATGTCGGCTTCTACCAATGCCACGGTGGGCAAAGTCAGATTACCGGCAGCGCCGTTGAACACAAACAAGCCATTAGACAGTTCAGCAGCCGTCATTGTTGCGGCAGCAGCCACAGCAGTGGGCGCGCCTTGAACCGACAAAACAGCTTCACCGATATTGCCGTCACCAAGCTGGTAGCCACCAGCGCCATTTGGAAGAGCCATGATAATTTCCTTAAAAAAGATGTTAAGTTAACGCCCCCGAAGGGGCATTAAAGATTAGCCCCAGATACGGCAAGCCATTTGTGGGCGGATGGTACTAAAACCATACAGAACGTCAATACGGCAAGGCATACGGTCGTTGTTGATGTCGTACTGACGAACAACACGCAAGCTGATACCGTTGTGAACGGCACGCGCAGCCATGTCAACGCCTTGTGGCAGCAACAGGTCAGCAGTGGCGAACGTGATGGCATCCTTGTGGTAGACCAAGTTCTGAGCGTAAGCAGTAGAAGCAGCGCCCACAAAGGTTACAACGCCGCCAGTTGCAGGCAGCACATCCATAGTAGCCAGCGCGTGATTGGCCGAGTACATAGCCGCAACAGTCACAGTCCAAGTGCCGGACGAAGCAGTGGCATCAGCCGCAGCAACGAACTGGAACAAAGAACCAGTGGTTTCACGGGTCTGTGGGTTGACAGCGTTGGAGCCGCTGATCGTAAACACATCGCCAGCTTTGATGGTCGTAGACACAGAACCTTGTTCCAACAGAATGGTCGTTGCACCTTCGGCAGTGACGCCTGGGGTCTTAACCAGTGTGGATGCGGTTGCGCTACGCGAACCAGTGGTGTGCTGCTTGATCGACTGAGACATGTTGATCTCGTCAAAGCCCAGCACGCCAGTGCCCATCATGCCGTTGCGGAACTGCTTGGAGATAGTGTCGGTCGGATTGAACAGACCTTTCATACCTTCAACCAGACCGGCGTTGGCCGCTGGGTTCACGGTGGCGTAACGTGGCGACATCACAGCAGCATTCTCATTGAGCTTCTGCTGGGCTTGCAACAGCACCAAAGAAGTCGATGGGGTGGTGCCTGGTGTGCCAACGGTGTTGCCGATGGATTTGTACGCATTGGCAACGTCAGCATCAATGCTGGAGGCCAACTGGCTGATACGCGGCTTAAGCACACGTTCTGCGAAGTCATCCAATTGCATGGTCAGTTCAGCAGATGTGAAGTTGACACCGATATGCTTTTGGTTGGCGACGGTCAGGGTCGTGAACTGCTCGTTGTCGTCCTGAACTTGCAGGGCGGCACCGTCAGTAACCAGAGCGCGGTCAGGAAGACGGATACGCAGGGTGGAACCAATCTTGGCACCTTCGACAGCGAAGCTGTCATCGTACTGACGGTTCACGTTACGGGTAAGGACAAGGTTGTTTTCGAGAATCTCAAGCGCTTTGCGCGTGATCATGTCGATGGTGAGAATGCTGTTTGACATTTAAATTTCCTAAAAAAAGTTAGCGGATACGTTGTGCTTCCCACTTTTTCATCTGGCGTGCCCTGTCAGCTTCAATCCACTGCGAGGCCGTCATGGTCTTGGTAGACCGTGGGTCTGTAGTGTCTTGCGTTGACGAACCGGAGTTCCGAGCAGTAACAGGTGAAATCGGCGCTGGCGCTGACGTTGTTCGTTTGACCGGAGGTTCTGCGGCCAATTTGGCCTCAATTTTTCCGATCTCTTTTGCCTGACCGAGTGGCGTCATGCGTGAGATGCGCTCCGCGTCTTTGGGGTTGGAGCCGAGATAGTAAGCTAACTCAGGGCCAATGTCCGAAGACTGGATCGTTTCGGCCATCACGTTCGTGATTGACAGTTTTGGGTTGTAGGCGACTTGTTCAAAGTCATCGTACTTGTCCCGCGCTGCTTCCTCAAGTTCTTGATAGCTTTCGAGAATAGCAGAGTGCTGCTTGGCAGCTTCACGCTTGGCAATCAGTTCTTCAGCCTTCTGTAGCGTCAACGCTTCCGTGTACGCTTCGGTAGACTCAAACTGATCAGCGGATGCTGTTGAAGCGGCTCTCAGCGTCTGTTGTTCAGACTGGCGCTGTGCTTGGTCTCGTTCCCATTTACGTTGCTCTCTTGCGAGGCGTTTGCCAATAGCTGCGTCAAGTTCCTCTTGCGAGAATGATTTGGCCTCAACTACTTCCGGCGTTTGAACTTCAGTCTCAGGTGCAGCCGTTGCGACCTGTTCTGGCACGGGTAGTGACTCCGCTGGTACTTCTTCTAACATTTATGAATCCTTGGATTCCTCGGTGAACCTCACCGATACGGTTTTGGTAAATGTACCAGATTAATCGTATACAACCGTAAACGCCGCAGACGAACCACCAAGCACAATGTACAAACCTTTGTTAAAAAACAAACCGGCGGGGATGTTTAGGTAAGTTGTGCTTGCAGCAACGGTAAACACATTAGAAATTTTAGGGTCGCTGTCGCTAGACGCGCCAGAGTCATAGATCGTCAAAGTACCGCTTGAAGAAGCAGAAACAAAAATTCCGTAGAGCTTGCCAGCGCCAACTTTAACTTGTGTTGTTGCAGCAGCTTGTGTGTAATTAGCCATGATGTTTCCTTATGCCAAAAAGCGGAGTTTGTAGAGTGTGCGGAGATAAATTTCAACGATATTATCTATCAACTGTTGCAGCGACGAATCTGACTTATCAACAATTTCGTACCGGCAATCTTCGATCTGCTTGAGCGAATCTTCTAGGAACTCAATGACGTTGCCGGTCTTCTTTGCCGAGTGCAGGGTGATCGGGCCGATCAAGCCGTGACGGCCTTGGTAGGCTTCGGCAAAATCATCAGCCGCGCCAACGATGCGGTCATAGAAGATGTTAAGCGCCGCATGCTTGCTGTAGCTGCGCGTGTTTAGGTGAACGCTGTGCGTCACATCACGGGCTAGGAACAGTATTCCTACAAAATCAGCGCATTTCATTGTGGCATTCCTTGTGGTGGCATTTCTTCTTGCGTCATCTCCATAGGCATGGATTCTTCCCGCATTTCAGGCATCTGGTTCATTGTGTTTTGTGACTCCATTGCCGCCGCAACTACGCCCATAGCAATGTCCTGAATCTGTTGCTCAGTCATGCCAGCCTGCACAGCAGAAATTCGCTGTGTTTCGGCTTGATACGCTTTAATTTCAGTTTCGTAGTCTTTGCGCTTCATATCTTGCGCTTCGATGGACTTGCCCACGTTCTGGATCATCTGGTGCATCTGCTCCATCTCTTGGCCCATCGCTTGCATCTGCTGCTGCGCGGCTTGCAGTTCCGGATTGTCCTCGCCATCGCCCATCAGTTTCGGATCAATAGTCTTGGCAAAGCGTTTTGCCATCTCTTGCGCGCCAGGCCAGTCCATGTTCTTGACAAACAAGTCACCGGCCACCGCCCACAGTTGTGGGTTGCCTTGCAGCAGTTGGGCCATCGCCTCTAGCGCCTCCTGACGCTTGGTCGCGTAGCCTGGGCCAGTGGTAGCCACCACATCGTACTTGCCGACGCCAGGGTTGTAGATTTTCTCCATCACAATGCCGCGCTCGTCAACGATCTTGTTGACCGGCTCGGCTTGATCGGGGTTAATCTTGACCATCTTCGTTTCGCCGTCTTCACCAATGATGCGGGCAATACGCTGCGTGTCGTAAATCTTGGGAATCAAGTCCACCAACTGGCGGGCCACATGACGCACGCCACGGGCTAGGTTGTCACCATAGTGGTAAGTCCCGACATCACCCTCGCGCTGACGCGCAAGAATGGCTTTTCCTGAGCGTTCGTTGCCGCCTTGGCCCAAACTGGCGTTATATTGGCCTGTGGTGGACTTAATGTCCTCAGATGCGCCCGCCTTGGCTTGCAGGAGGCCGCTGGAAGCCATCGGCGGCTGTGCCCGCTGGGGTAGTGGCATAACCGAGCCTTGGCCGTCCGTAACGTCTGGATTGACCTCCAAATACGGCCAATTGGTCGTGTTAGCGGTCTTCCACTTGTCTTCGTAGCCCTCAAACTGCCCGCCGTAGCCGATAAATGGCGCTTTAGGAGCCAAAGCCAGCATCTCGGCCTCTTGGCTGACCCAGTAGTTGTACATGCGCTGGGCATCCTTGGCGTTACGCACAAGGCCAGACACATACAAACGGCCATCAACCTCAAATTCGTTGCCGACAATGCGGATTACGGGGATGTACTTACCCGCCCAGTCGCGTTCTTCAAGGATTTCGTAGCCGTTGATCTTGCAATACTTAATCTTTTGGCGGTCAGACTCGCGGCTTTTCTTCGGTTTGCCGTAGATAGCCTTGAGTTGCTTGTCTTCGGGGCTACCGTCAAAGGCAGTGATGTTGCCTGGGTACAGGTTCAGCGTAGCGCGGTCAAAATCAACGTAATAGTAGTCAGCCACACGGATCGTGTCTTCGTTCAGCCAGTTGCTGATCGACTGGTCGCCCACGCCCAAGGATTGCAACGTTGTGATGGGCGCTGCGTCTGGATACAGGCGCTCGTACTCTGCACGGGTCAGGTCTTCGGTGATAAAACAATACTTGGCGTCTGCGCCAGTAGGGTCTTGAATCATCGGGTCCATGTAGACCGAGAACGAGTTGCGGATACGCCCGATCTTGATGTCCTGATCGAAGGTGTCATCATCGCAGTACTCGGTCAGCAGGCGCAGGTAGCCTTCGCCGTAGGACACTTGATTTTCGCAGGCCGTGTCGTAGGCCACATCAGCATCAGAGATGTACTCGATGTGCCGGATCATGCCGTTGAAAATGTCGGCCACTTGAATGTCGGCTTTGTCATCCACGGGGATGACCTTGGCACCAGGTCGGTTCTGCCGCTGGTCGTTGGTCACTTGACGCACATGCTGCGGCAGCTTGTTGATCGTCAGGCACGGGCGGGCGTTGATGGTTTGACCCTGCACCGCACCGCGAGTCGCCAGCACATCCGACGGCCACTGCCAGTGGTTGTCGGGCGAACCGGCGTAGAACTTCAGGTCATCAATCTCGTCTTCACGCGACTCAGACAGGGCCGACATAGCCATGTCCAAACGGGCGCGGGCGGTAGCCAAAACGCTGGCGTTGGTTTTGTCTTTAGCCGAACCACCAACCGCAACGGCTGCTGCGGCGACGATGCCTGTTGGGTCTGCCATGTTATTTCTTTTCTGCTTTACGCTTGACCGAATATGCAATCGCTACGGCCTGCTTCACGGGCTTACCCGCCGCAACTTCAGCCTTGACGTTCTTGCGGAATGCTTCGGGTGTCTTTGACTTAACTAGCGGCATTTTATGCTCCGATGTGCAAAACAGCGAAATTAATTTTTAGCGTGTCTGTGTACGCATTGTTGGACACGTTGCTTAGATTGACAGTAAATGCGCCGTCTGCCACGGTCACTACTGCTATAACATACGCAAATGTAGCCGTTGCGCCAGACGCAATGTTGACAATAACTGTGTCTAAAGCAGACACTTG